CTGCAGGATACAAAAAAGATGTAGAATTAGAAATGTTAGATCCAACTGGTGTTGTGGTACAAAAATGGATTTTACAAGGAACACAGATTAACGATGCAGATTTTGGTTCTCTAGGATACACAGAAAACGAATTAGCTACTATCGATGTCACTTTTAGATTTGATAGAGCAATAAATGTTTTTTGAGAATTCCTTTATCGAATGTTTACTTTATCCCTTTTATATATAATCATATATAAAGGGGATTTTTTATATAATTTCAGATATTTATAAGAAAATGTTATTTAATGAAAAAAATAATAATTAGCGAAGAACAATATAAAAGGGTATTTCTGTTGGAACAACCTGCACCTAAACCTTCTAATACTAAAGGGGATCCGAGTCAATTCGGCACACAATCGTGGCAGGAACAACAACGGGATAAAAGAACCGAAAAAAATAAAAGTTTAGGTATTAGTAATAAAGACCCATACGGATGGGCAACATACGGAGCCCCAAATAAACAAACGGGTACATATAAAAGTGGTAGTGATACATTTACATATGGTCCATTAGACCCTATTCCATCCGAATCAATTGATGCATTAGAAGAGGCTGCCGAACTTGAGATGAAGGATTCAATGGATAGAATAGCTTCGCTAGATGCTGAACAGGAGAAAAATAGTTTTGGTAATTGGAAAGATAAAAGTGGTTTGGATGCATCACAAGCAAAAATCGATTATTATCAAAACCAGATGGACGCAACTGGTGCTGGTAAATTAGGTGTAGATGCGAAATTCAATGCTAATAAAACGATACGACAATTCGGTACTGGTGGTGAAGATAATTTATTGTTGCAAAGTGCGAAAAATTTCAATAAATTGATTAGTAAGGAATGGCAAGAATATTTAATCAAGAGTCAGTGCAAACCCGTTGTAAGGAAAAGATGTGCATCCCATTGTGGTGATAGTAAAGAGGAAGTCATGAAAAATGCTGAAGCTAAGAAATGGTGGAAAGAAGGTTTGGAAGAGGATTACGTGACTGCAAACGGTAAATATGGTCTTGCGAACAGGGCGGGTTGGTTTAATTCACTGAAAATTTGTGGGAAAGCTGCTGGAAAAGAAACATATGTGAAAGACAGAGTTGGTTTCGATAGGCGAAAAGAGAGTCAGTGGTGTATATGGAAGATGGTAGAGTCTACTGATACTGTTTGGAAAAAAGATTGTCCCGGATGTTTTAATAAATCAAGCGGTGGACTCTTTGTTTACCCCTTAGTAGAGGATATGTCAGATTGGAATGTAACAAATAACCTTAATACCTCTAAATATACATATCACTGTGGGTGCGTTAACAATATGACCAAATCATTGGCTGGGTGTCCAGACAACAATCTGACTAGGTTTGGGATGGAATCTGCGGCTTTTATAAGGGGGATTGATCAAAAACAAGCTATTCATGCAGCTAAAAATGAACCATCATTTTTTGAGAAGCTTGCTGATTGGGGGGTATATTGTATCTCGGATCCTCATTGTCTAATAGATGTGGCATCCGTTGTAGTATTGGTAGTTCCTGGTATTGGACCATTACTATCAATGGGATTAGATGTTGCAAATGGTATAATATATGGTGTCGAGGGTTACATGTCAGATAATAAAACGGATAAATATGCTAATTATACTGCTGGTGTTTTAACAATTGTCGGTGGGGTTGCAACAGGTTATAAGTTAGCAAAAAGTTTAGCTAAAATAAAAAACGCATCTCCTAAAGTTATGAAATTTACTGATGATTTCTTAGGGGAAATAGCTGAGAAATACGGGAAAAAAGGAACTGTAATTGATGATGTTATTAAAAAGGATATCGATGATATGTTTAAGAAAAAGATGTTATCACAAGGTTTAACCAAAGCTGAAGTAAAATATTCTGTAGATATAATTAGTGATGTTTCAAAATTCATAGGGGACAAGAAAAGTTTAAAAACTTATGTGAATGGGTTACAATCACTAGAAAATAAGTTTGATAAGGTGAAATTACAACAAGTATTTGCTAAAAAAAGATACCAAAAACTTTTAAAAGAGTCCGATGGTGATGTTTTAATTGCGTTAGATAAATATAGTAAATTACCTGAAGGGAAAATGGTATTAACTCAGTTAGGTTTCTTTGCGGCAGGGGAAGCCTTATTACCTGGGTTAATAAATGGTTATATTACAGATAAATCATTATCTGGTGATTGGGGACCGCGAAAGTTAGTAGAAGCATTGGGGTATGATTGGGTTCAAACAAAGAAGATTTTTGGTGCAATTTCTAAAACAAATGAGGATGGTAGTAAAAATGAGAAATGGACTAAAGAAAAATCTATTGCTGATAATACACTATTACAGAAAGCTATAAATAGTGGGTGGAGACCATACGAGATGAGTGAGAAATTAAATCCAACTACTAATGAAAGAATTCCAGTGCCGGAAAAGTATCAAACAGAACTTTATAAACAAAATATAAAGGGTGAAAAACAACGTAATATAGATCAAGCTCAAGGAATGGGTAAGGGTTATGACAAAACAATGGATGATATTAATAAGGGTGAGCTGGAAGGGTTAACAGATGAAGAAAAGAGAAGAATAGAAAAGGAAGGAAAAAAAGAAAGAGAAAACTTCACTCTTCCACTTGATGACGCATCAGAGCAATATTTTATAAAAAATTATTTCAAGATATAATATAGGTTATATGAAAAAAAGAAGAGAGAAAATATTAAACATTAAAGAAAGATTAAACGAAGTTAGTAATCTTTTCGGAAAACATGGGATTAATCCGGAACACGATATATTTATTAAAGAGGAATTAAATGGGTTCATAAAAGAATTAGAAGAAATTGAAAATGACATTAATGACGAAAAAAAATAAATTAATACAAGAAGAGATTAATAGAGTTAAAACTATAATGGGTTTAACTGAACAAATGTCAGTTGACGGTTGTATTGATTACTTAGAGGACTTAAATTATAATATTGACGATCCCAGTGAAGAGGTAAGTGGAACGGAAAAGTGTTTGAAAAAGAACATTTTAAAATGTGTGGTATCTGTACTTAAAGCCAATAATGTTGATGAAAACCAAATTATTACTCAACCATTCACCAATGGGGGTAAATGTTATACAAGGGTTACTAATTCCAAAGATAGAGGGAGATTGAAAAGTGGAAACTTAACGTTTTGGGAGAATGGGGTGTTAACTTATATAGGTATATTTAAAGGTTGGCAGAAAGTTCCAGATAATATCACTAATGAAGGAGATGTTAAAATAGGTAAATTCCAATTTGAGGGAAGGTATAGATGTGACCCAAGTAGTGGTAAAATAACATATAGTTTTTTCAAACTTGCTGGGTTAAGGAATGACAAGAATAAGGTAACAGACCCTTATGAATTTGAGCCTAAGGACTCTAGTGGTGTGGGTGTGGGATACCATATTGGGGAGTATTTCAAAAATGATAATATAGGTGAAAGTGGTGATGTAATGAGAATAATTAATAAGATGATATGATGAGAAAAAAATATAACACATTATCAGAAGAAATGAATCGGATGAAGTCATTATTCACCGAAGAGAGATTATATGGGAATCTTGTGGATAAACCATTATTAACCGAAGCAAATTTTGCTAGGTTTATTGACAATGCTTTCCTTAGAAACAGTGGTAAATTATTTAAACAAGTTGATACTAAAACTGGAAGAATGATAGAACGAGCTGTTCAAAAAGAGATTCGTAGTTTCGATGATTTTCGATTACATTTAGAAGAGTTTGGGACGATATGGAAAATGATGATGACTCCTCAAGAATACGTACAAGGTTTGGCACACATTACTTATTTATCTAAAATGGAAAAAGCTGGAAGGTTTGCAGAGAATAGTGTAAGACGTCCAGATGGTGTTTTTGAGAAACTTAATATCTATGAACCACTTACACCTGGTGGGAGAGCATATATTGATTTGATTCCAGAAGGTGGGGGATTGCGATCTTTGGCAATGATTAAGTTTTTTGATGAAACAGATATTGGTCCACTTACTAAAATTAAGAATGCTAAAGGAGAGGAAGTGGTTGTACATAGGGCATTTGATCCAGAATCAAATCAGGTATCACTTATAGATACGGATAGCAATGGTAATTTAACATTACTTGATGGTAAGGGAAAGAAAGAACCGTTATTAGACGGAGATGGTAACCCTATTAAGGGTAATACTATTAAAAATACTACTGACGTTGAATATGTGGAGGTATTTACAAAAGAAGAATTGGCTAATCAATTGGATAACCAAGCAAATAACACAATTGGTGAGGGTGGTGTACAGGTTTTGGGTGATGGCAATGTTGTTCATATTAACATTGGTCAAACTCCAGTAAAAGAGGTCGTTGATGAAACAATAAAAACAACATCGGAAGCTATTGCTAAGAAGACTGGAATCGCTGGGGGATGGCAAAAGGTTAAGAAAGTATTAAAATATGTGGGAGTAGATAATCAGATTTTGGCAACTATTTTTAATCCCTATGTTATCGGAGGGGTTAAGAAATCAGGGTTGATGAAAAAGCGGGGAACTGTTTTTGGGGTTAGAATGACTCTGCATTATTTGGGGTATTACTTTTTCATTCACAAACTTTGTGATGCCTCTAATTCAGAAGAAGGTGGTGAAGATCCTGAGCCTTACAACCTAATGAACCTCTATAATGAAGAGGATTGGATATTCTCACCATGTTTTTATCCATTATGGCCTGTAAGATTAATTACTGATTGGAGTTGGATTACGGGTAGATTAAATAAATCACAAAAGAATTTCTGTAGAAAATTTGATACTGACGAAAATGGGAAAAGAACAAAAAGTGAAGAATGTGCCGGATTTTTTCAAAAGATTGATAATGCATTAAAAGGTGTAGATGATAAAAATAATAGTGTGTGGTGTGAAAAATATAAGGGTAAATCTTCTGAAGAAGTATTTAGTGCACAAATTGAAGAAGCACTTGACTTAATGGATACTGAGGAAGTGACAGCGGGGAAAGAAAAAACCATTGGGGATATTATGGGAAATCTAGGGTTTAACACAGACAAAGCACTTGAAAAATTTAAAGCTTCTCCTTCATGGGAGGAATTCGATTTGAGGTGTTCGGCCAATCAAATACAATGCGATCCGCTAGAATTTGATAATAACGGAAAATCAAATGAAGTAGAATATATACCAAGAGAAGGATCGGACGGAAAAACTGAATATGTAGTGTCAAAAAATGATACTACCGAACTTGACGATCTTTAAAAAAATCCCTATCCGATATTTAATTTCTAAAACTTTACTTAAAATAAAAATATATTAAATTAGTTTCATGGAAGATAAAAGTTTTGTAGACCCGAATTATACACCTTCAGAGTATAAGGTACCGTATGATGTAATTGAATTGCCGTCACAAGGCATTCTATACCCCAATGGAAAATCATCAGTTAAAGTAGAGTATTTAACTGCATATGATGAAAACATATTAACATCTCCAAACTTATTAAATAATGGTAAGTTTATCGATGTATTATTAAAAAATAAAGTTAAAGAATTAGGTTTCGATGTGGATGAATTACTAGCTGGGGATCGAATAGCTATATTATTATTTTTAAGGGCAACAGGATTAGGTCACGAATATCATCAGTTGGTAATCGATGAAACTGGAAAAGTTGTTGAGGGGGTTATTGATTTAACTATTTTAACTACTAAAAAACTTGAAATTACACCTGACAATAACAAAGAATTTGATTTTGTGTTACCAACCTCAAATAAAAAAATTAAATTTAGGTTATTAACTGGTAAGGATGAATCTGACATTGACATTATGGATAAAGAAAATGAAGAAAAAAATGATGGTGTTTCCACCTCATCTTCATTACGTTTGGAACGAAGTATAATGGAAATAGATGGTGTCAGAGATAAAATGAAAATCTCACATATACTTAAAACATTAAATCTTTTGGATGTTAGAAAATTTAAAAAGTATGTAACTGAAATTGAACCAGGAATAGATTTTAACACAACAGCTAGGATTCAGGGGGGTGAATCCGTATCTTGCTTTCTTAGATTGGGACGGAGTTTTTGGAATCCTGAAATATAATAATTTTACCACAAATTATTTAAATGAAATATTTATTTTAGTGAAACATGGATTCACATATAGTGATGCAATTATTATGCCAACTCATATTCGTAAGTATTACATTAACATTTTAAGACCTAAAGAAGAATAATCCACATTTTCTTATATTTATAAATAAAACATAAGAATATGATTAATCAAAATAACTTAGAAAAACATAACAGGTTAGTTGAGGAAATTAATTCCGATATTGATGGGTTATTGAATGAGGTTGATTTAAGCCCCATGGAATTATTAAAAGATGCTGGTGCCTTTTTAACTGGTGGTCCTGCAGGAGTTGTACGTAGAAGAACCGCAAAAGCTATAGCAGATGAGTTGGAGGATGAAAAAAAGAAAAAGGAGAAAAAACTAAAGAAAAAAGAAAAAGAAGCAGAGGGGGTTTCTAAAGAAGATAAAGAAACTAAAGAAGGGATATCATCCCTTAGAGATGAGTTAGCAGAATTAAAAAGGTTAATTAAGGGTATGCAGGATACGAAAACTGGTGATTTATATTCCTATATTGAGGTTGACTTCCCAGAGGAAATTACATTAAATATTAAAAAATACGGTAATAAAGAAATGAATCGTAAATTAAGTGGAAGAATGTTTTTCAATGTAGATTCAATTAATGACAGATACAAATATATTGATATGAGGACTAAAAGTTTGACGGAATCCTTTTATTTTAGGTTGCATTATAAAACATTAGATGTCGGCAAAAAACAATCTGGTAAAATAAGATTAATATATAGAAGAGGTAAAGAAAATTTTAAGGGGGACGAGGAAAGTTGTAACTTTGAAATTAAATCTCTTAAATAATATTAAATTATGAATGTAAATAAATTTTTATTAGCAAAACTTAAAAATGTAAGTGATCGTATTGATCAAGTAGAAAAAAAACTTTCTAAAGAGGTGAAAGGGGATAAAAATACTGGAACTAAAAATAAAAAAACTAAAAAATAATTTTTATGGATTGTCCTGATGATGTGTATGAAGGTGTTGATTGGGGAAAACAAATTAAATGCCTTAAAATAGAAATTGAGGGTCTAAGAAAAGAGATCGAAAATACCACAGTTAGTGCTGGTAAAATGTCCTCAAAACTGGGTGATACCTGGAATGTTCTGAAAGATATGAAGGGTACTATCGTATCCATGCGTAATGAGATGATGAAATTTGTTCAGTCCGCTGAACAACAATATAAGTTAGGTGAGGCAATAGCAAAGGGGTATAAGGATACTGCAATAAGTATAGGGTTAAGTACAAAACGAAGTGCAGCTTTATCTCAAGAATTTAAGGGGGCATTAACAGAAATTTCTAAGTTTGGTGGTGATATTAGTGATGCAGAAAGAATATATAAAGAGTTTGCCGATAGTTCAGGTAGAGTAAGAATATTAGGTGATGAAGAAGTATCTAATATATTTAAACTTGAAAAAGCAACTAATTTATATGGTGATCAAGCAACTAGTTTATATGAGACATTAGATTTAATGGGTGTTTCTAATGAGGAAGCAACAAAGAGGATGGTAGAATTGGTTACAGAATCACAAGCTATAGGGTTAAATTCTTCTAAAGTGTCAAAAATGATGGCAGCGAATATGAAATCTATGCAATCATATTCTTTTAGAGGGGGAGTTAGAGGGATGACAGAAATGGCTAAACAAGCTGTTAAAATGAGAATTGATGTAGGTGATGTTTTACAAATGGCGGATAAGTTCTACCAACCAGAAGCGGCGTTAGAGGCAGCGGCAAATTTACAAATGTTAGGTGGTGATATTGCTAAGGCATTCGGTGATCCTTTTGAAACGATGTATTTGGCTCGTAACAAACCAGAAGAATTGGCGAAAAGATTACAAGACATGACTGAAAATATGCTTCAATTTAATGAAGTATCTGGAGAATATGAATTACCTGCCGAAGCAAGAATGCAATTAAAATCTGCTGGAGAACAATTGGGTATTAATACTGAAAAGATGGTGGAGATGGCTCGTCAATCATCAAAAATGAAAGATATTAAAAGTCAATTATCTGGGTCTATATTTAGTGAAGATGAGATGGAGGGTATTTCCTCATTGGCTAGAATGGAAGATGGGGAGTTTAAAGTTGATTTTAGAGATAAAAATGGTGAAAAGGTAACTAAATCTATTGATGAATTAACAAGTGGACAAGCAAAAATGTTATTAGAAGCACCTGAAAATGAGGTAGAATATATGGATGAGATGTTGTACCAATCTCAAAGAACGAATGAAACTTTAGACAACATGTATAAGAGTTTTGAATTTGGTTTTGTTCAAGATATTGATTATTATAAGGCAATTGAAACATCGACAAAAGAAAGTATTAAACAACTGGATGATCTTGGGGTTTCAATAAAAAAATTAGGTAAAGATGGTCTGGGACAAACTTGGGTAAGTGGTAAAGGAGACGAATTTAAAGATAAACAAAAGAAGTTGGATGAGGCAATGTCATCACAAATTAAAAGTATTACTGGAATTGTTGACACATTGAGTATTAACCCTACAGATGGTTCTAAAATAACATTTGATGGAAATAACAAATTAATATTTAAAAATGCTGTATCTCCATCATCAGACGCCCAACTTATGCCAGATACATCTGGTGTTGGTAATAATAAAGCTACGGTGAATCAAACAACGAGCACAATAAAAATGGAACCATTGGAAATTAATTTCAATATAAAGGGTGATACTCATTTAAGGGATGTAGCTACAAAAGAACTAATGGAAAATATAGCTCTAAAAGCTGTAATGCAGATAAAAGAAAATAGTGGAGTCCCTACAGGAAAAGAAGCGGTAGATCTATTGAATATAATGAAGATAACATCGGTTGGATAATGCGTTATCTCAAAAAATAATTTATTTTCATTTTGACCTTTACTTACTAAATTTTTCCTTGTATATTGGACCAACTAGAACAAATTAAAAATAAATAATTAACTAAAACAAGAACAAAACAAGAAAAATATACTTAATATTCTTGTAATTATAAAGTTCTCATTAATTTATTTCCTGAAATTTACTCTTTAAATATTTATATAGAAAGAATAATATATGTCCGGGATTTTAAATCAAACATTAACCACTACCCAATTCGGTATTTTAACCACTGAAGAACTTAGAAATAAGTTATTACTTAGGAATTTACCGCCACCTGTAACTAATTCTGTTGACCATTCTGGTTTTGCTTCATCCCTTCAAGATATAGGAACAGTTATTACTACACCTATTTGGGGAACTGAAAGTGAGAATATTCCTACTCATTATGATGAAGATGAACAAATATTACCATTTGGGCAAGTTAGAAGAAATGAATTTAATGTTAATAATAATAGATTTATCCCATTAAACGATGAATATGAAACTTTCCAACTTAATACTCCTGCTGAACCATATTCAGATTCTTCAACAAAGGTAAGGGGTCCTTATCCAACATATTCAAATACTGACCAATTTTCATTAATAAGTAGTGGTATTAAACCATATGTTGCTTTTCCATTTAATGTAGTAGATAAATTAAATTCATTAACTTTTCAAAATGAATCTTCTTTGGGGATAATAGGTGCAGAAAAACTAAAAGATGTTGTTATTGCTAAAGTTGCTCAAGTTCAAGAACAAGTTATTTCAGAATCTTTAAATAATTGGGTTATAACACCTTTTGATCCACCAGAAAATGAAGCTGGTGAATATTCAAATACAATGAAGGGTGAAGATATTGTATTTAATAGTTTACCTTTTGGTGCTGTTGGTTGGCAAGAATATAATAGGTTATCCAAATCAAATAAAATAGGTGGTTCATCAGATGGTAATACTGAAGCAATATTATCCACAGAACAAAGAGTTAATACATTATTAACAAGAACTGGTCTGAATTCATCTACCTTTTTGTTTAATGCTTTGGGTTTAAATCTTTATGTTCCAAACTATGAAGATAGGAGATTGACTAGTGATTCTAATGATGGTACGAATAGTAGATATTATATTGGTAGTGAAAGAAGTACAAATAGAGGGGCTAAGGTAACCAAATTATTCACTTCTGATGAATTTAATGGTGCCGATGGTAGTAGCTCACCTGGTGAGTCAGGAGGGATTACCAGTGTAAACCAGGAGTTTTACTGGAGTACTGATAATAATAATTTTAATGATAAAACTTTATTATCTGCAACACAAGACCTTGTTAATGAAAATCCAGATGATGTTTTCATTGATCAAACAAAAAAATATTTTAAAGATAAAATAAAGGACCAATTAATTAGTAGGGGGAGTGCGATAAGTAAGGAATCATATCAATCAGCAATTGCAAACGGTAAATTTTGTAGGGTATGGACAGTGGAAGATGGGTATTCATATAAAAACGCTATAAGGAAAAGTGGGTTGTTTAGCTCAGATGATATATCAAAGCCAGGGTTTTCTGTAACTTCCGACAATGCAGCATTAAGTGTGTTAGGTCAAAATGGGATAGTTAAAACCTTTCCAGTTGCAGATGATTCAACAACAACATATAAAAAATATATGTTATCTTTGGAAAATTTAGCTTGGGCTGATAATTTAGCAGATTTACCTATGAGTGAAACTGGTCCGGGTGACCCAATGAGTAATAATAAAGGTAGAATTATGTGGTTCCCACCGTACGATTTAAATTTTGATGAAAATATAAGTGCGAATTGGACAAAAACTGATTTTATAGGTAGGGCAGAACCAGTTTATACATACAATAATACAACACGAAGTGGTCAACTTAGGTTTAAAGTTTTGGTGGATCACCCTAAAGTGATTAATGCTTATAGAGGTAAACGAACAAATGAAATAGAAAGATTTTTTGCTGGGTGTTTATCACCACAAGAATTTTTAGATTTTTTAGATAAAAGCGATGGTGTAAGTGAAAACGCAAAAACCCAAATTGAAAAAAAATTAAATCAACAACAACAACAACAAACATCATCTAATTATACTGCGAAAGAAAAAAACCAACTATTTTATACTAAAAACCAATCCGCTGGTGTTAATATTGATTCATCCGCAATTACATTATTCTTATCACAACAGAAAGCAACCAATAAAACAGTTAAGGTTGTTATAAATGGTTATGCGTCTAGTGATGAAGCAAACCCTAAAGATTTAGCATCCGAAAGAGCTGCCGATGTTAAAACGCAGGTATCTGTCGTTTTACAAACATTAAAAGGTATTAAATTTACTATACAAACTAAAGCTACCGAATCTAAATTGGCGAATGACCCACAAAGTAGAAGGGTGGATCTGATAGTATCATATGATGCTACAAAAGATCAAAGTGCTAAACATAAAAGTATTGAACCACCAGGAGATTTAGCAGCACTACCAGTAGATTCACAAATTTTTGATAACGTTAGGATAGATGAATCAAAATATTTTGATTATGTTAATGAAACTTACCCAAACTATTTTGCTAGTATCTCAGAAAAAATAAAATACTTTCATCCTGGATTCCATTCTACAACACCCGAAGGGTTAAATACTAGAGTTACCTTTTTACAGCAATGTACTAGACAAGGACCAAGTATATATGATAAAGATGATACTATTCAACCACAAAATTTAGCATTCGGTAGACCACCAGTGTGTATATTAAGAATTGGGGATTTTATTTATACAAAAGTAGTAATTAATAGTTTAACAATAAATTATAATACTGGTAACGCACCACAATGGGATCTTAACCCTGAAGGAATAGGGGTACAACCAATGATGGCAGATATCACCATGAGTATAGATATAATAGGTGGTCAATCACTACAAGGACCAATTAACCGACTACAAAATGCATTATCATTTAACTATTATGCAAATACTGAGATGTATGAACGAAGGTCAGATAGGATTGAGATAGATAGATTTATAGGTGCTAGAATTGTAGATGGTAAAAAGGCTATGTTCCCACAAATCCAAAACGCATTAAAAAAATTATCACTAATTGGTGATGCACCTGATGGAGCAATAAAACAGTCTGTACCATTAAACCAAATGGATGAAAATATACCAGATAACCCTATTGATGTAGCACCACCAAATGAAACACCACCAACATTAATAATAAACGCTAGCAATAAAAATATATATGTCGAATCATTGGTGGCAGGTGTACCGACAGTACCCGATAGTAATATAGAGGTAATAATAACGGATAGTATTGATGACTCCCAGTGGATTAAAGAACAATTTTCAGAAAGTAGTGAAGTATTTGATATAAGTGGGATAAATAAATTCTCCATTGCGTTTAGTAATTCGGAAAAGATAGTAACCATAGAATCTGAAATCACCACATTAACAGCTGATTACGCATCAGAAACAAATCCCAATATAAAATATAATATTTTATCTGAGATTGTTAGTAAAAAAGCTGAAATTAAAGCGTTAGAAGATATTATACCTAATGTTGTTGTTACAACTTATTATATAGATAATGAGAAAGCAACCCGTAAAATAAAAACATTTACAATCAGAAATAATAAACTAAATTAAAATATGGGAACAGAATATTATAATAGGTATCAAAAGTTTAATTTTAATGGTAAATACACACCACTACCATTTATAAAGATAGAACCAAAATCTAGCGATAAAACTGTGGTATATAAAACCGAAAGAGATAGAATGGATAAATTAAGTGAACAATATTATAGTAACCCATATCATGGGTGGTTAATAATGTTAGCTAATCCACAATATGGTGGTGTCGAAGGCGACATCCCCAATAACGAGATTATTAGAATCCCATTCCCATTTAAAGATAGTTTGCAACAATATATAAGAGCGGTACAAAGATATGAAACTTTGTATGGAAGTAATAGTTAATAATTTATATGTCGAATAAAACCCCTAAAGTAGAAAATAAAGGTGCAGGTTTATTTTTAGTTGACCCCAACCCACCTGGAAGTGGAGTATTACCTGCAGAGGACATGTTTATATATGTTAAATTCACTGCAACAGAGAGAAGTAGGGGGGTTGTAACACTAACAGATTCAGACTCTTCAATAAATGAATCTAGAGATGGGGAAATAAATTTTGTTGCAACTGAAGTTAAATATGATGCATCGGGAGAACCATTAAAAAATTTAATGGGTAAAACAGAATCTTATGCCACCACAAATTACACAGATATAGGTGGTGTCAAAAATTCATATAGTAGTGGTTCATTAGAAGGATTTGGAATTAAAAATATTTCAATAAAATATAATGCTAGTTTAGTTCCTCAAGTTGATATTTCATTTACAGATGTGAGAGGAAGTGCACTATTTGATGTTATCGAACAAGATAATAGAAAATCCCCTTACAGTTTATTTTTCAAAATGCCATACCCAATTTTTAATCTTACGGTAAAGGGTTATTTTGGTAATCCCGTTGAGTATTGCTTACATATGGTTAATTGGACATCTAAATTTGACCCGGGTACAGGTAATTTTGATATAACCGCAAATTTTTTAGGTTTTCAACAAGCATTTTTAGCGGATATGACAATAGGGAATGTAATAGGCGTTAACAATACTGATTTAGGTAAAGAAGCGTTGGCTAATTTACCTATGAAGGCACAAGATCCTGTATACCCAGATAAAATGATTGACATTGGACCTACACCATCATTGGATTCATTCATAAAAAAAATCAGTAAATTACAAGTTGATTTAGAATTTCTTAAATCTAATGATGATACCTATAAAAAATTAATTATACTAAACACACAAAAGAAAAAACTAAAACGTATACAATCATTTATAGGTGCACCCATCCCAAAGGATGTGGGCAACCCAACCACAAAAACCCCATATAGTGAGATACCCAACGACAAAGACGTTATAGTAACATCAGAAATCCAAGGTGAAGGTTCATTAATATTAAACCAAGAATATTTATCTATTAGAGATTACTTAATTTTTAAATATTCATCAATTGTTTCTGTAAATTACTACATGAATACAATATTAGATTTATTAGAAGACTATCAAAAGTTTAAGGTGGTTAATTATAAACAATTAAAAACTGGTATTGTTGATGGTATAATAATAGACGGTGATACCATAATTAATGAAACGATTTTTCCCATTAGTAGAGGAGACGGTGAGATAATAGATTATTTAACTGGTTTAGAAGTATCTACCGCAGGAAGTACTCTAACAACTAAAACCGCTGGAAAAGGGTATCCGTCATTTCCTACTACATTAATAGGTGCAATAGATGGATTAAAACAACCAAGTCCCATTTCAAGTCAATTCCAATCTCCCTCTTCTCTAAATGGGGAATTCCAAAATGGAGATGTAGATATATCGCAATTTGTAAGACCAACATCCGCCAAGAGCCAATTCTTATCGAAAGATCCTGTTTTTGTGTTAGATTTTAGAAAAATGAGATCTGAGGTTAAAAGAATGATAATTGATATTGATAAACAAATAAAGGAAGATACAAAGTCTGTTAATGTTAAAATTAATGAAGAATTAAAAAAGTCTATCGGTTATAACCCTACTGTTAAAACAGTTTTTGAGATATTATGTAATAATGTACAATCTTTAGTGGATGTAACATATAAAGTTGCTATGCAAGCAGAAGGGCAAACTAAAGAGAGAGCAAAAGAGTTAAAAAAGAATGTTCTTGATACTGATATAGACACTGATGAATCAGGTGATTTTAAGAACTCAACTATATACGCATTTCCCAAGATTATACAGATTTCAGATGCCGGTGAAGCACAAGAAAAATATGTGGGTAGTAAGGATTTAAATTTAACCACTAATTCATTTCCTGAAATAAAATTTATTGAGGATGTTGCTAAGGGGATAACAAAAAGTAGTTCAGAATTAAGAACGATTAGAAAACAAACAAGTAAATTAAAACAACAAGGTTTCGATACTAATTCTTGGGTACCAAATAACCCAATAGATGTTGCAAATGACAACCCATTTTTATTTATTAATAGTATAGAATCACAAGGTGACGAGGAGATAAAAAAACAATTTTATAATATTTTATTAACTAGGTACGCAGTATGTAAAAATTATAGTAAAATGCCAGAAACCCAGTTATCGGCATTTGGTATATTTGACGCAATAGATGCGAAGAAATCTATTTTTGATACTACTGTTAGAAAAGTATTATCCACAGCATTAAGTAAGTCAGGGTCAGATGCTATAATATCTAATGGGATAACAAGTGGATATGTGATTGAACAAAGTAATATCCCTATAATAAACGAAAGTGGCGATGATTTACCTAAACTTGGTGACATAGAAATTAGTGGTTTTAGAAATGATGATGTAGAGTATATTGAAGTAGAAGATAATGGTGGTAAAATTATTGGTTCAAAATCTGCATTATGGAAGGAAGTAACGAATAAGAAGAAATATGATAATATATTTGGGGAAAAAGTACAAACTGGATTCGATAAAACCATAGGTAGTTATACACAATATCTAAATCATTTAGTTTTTGTAAATGCTAGTTACGATGTTTGGGGGGGGAAAGTAAATAAGAAATTAAAAAAAGGACAAACTGCGAATAATACCTTTTCTATAAAAGATAATGATATAACCCGAATCGATGGAGGTCAGCCACCCCCTGAAGGTGCAACTAATAATGTGGATACACCGATTAAAACTGACTATATAAATGTTTTAAGCGCTGGTAGTGGTAGCGGTGGTGGACAACAAGTTGAGATACCAAGATATTTAACAACTGTATCTCCGTCATCCAACCTACCTGAAGAGTCTAGCATATTATATAATAATCCACATCCTGGTGGTAATAAATCTAAAGCGTTATTACTATTAAATACGTTACCATTTGTCCCATTTCAACACGTAATCGACAACTATATCAACAAAACACATAATGGGAAATACTTAGACATTATAAGATTACCCAGATACTATCTTTTATTTATCGCTGGGACACTATGGAGGGCAACAGAGTCATCAGACCCAATAGACTGGTCCAATTCAGAAGTGGATTCAGTTACAATAAATCAATATTTGAGTACTATAGGGGTTAATAAATCGTATGGTGGTACACCCACTATTAGTGCATCATTAACATCATTACCCACAAAAACAAAAGAAACATTAATAGAATTTTTTATACAGTGGGTAACCAATGAATTTGAAACCTTCGAATCACAAGTAGTGGATTATACTACGGAAGAGGATATTACGGCTAAGTATAAAAAAGGTGAAGGTATAGCAAAGAAGTTATCTGGAAATATAAATTTAATAATAAATGCAATAGATATATTTACCCCTAACGCATTAGATAGTGGATTAAACCTAGATGGTTTCGAGGACTATTATAATAGTTTTGTTGATAATTTTACCAAGGAAGAGGATTCGACAGAAGAAAAAGACCCCGCAGTAATAGAAAAAGAAGATACCCAGCTTGAACCAATTAAACTACAAATGTATAACTATTTTAAAAATATATATGATAAATGGATTGCGGGTAGCCCACAAGATCAACTATCATATAATGCTTGTGGAGAAGCTGGAAAAAATCTTATAGATTATTTTAAATTCATAAATAGAGGATTTAACGATATAGGAAATAAAGCAGTTATAAACTTAGATAGTGTTGCCACCTTATCGGAAAATATGGATACTAACTTCTATTTTTACATATCAAAAATACTAAGAGACAGTAATTTTTTATTTCAGATAATGCCTAGTTACATTAACTTTAAAGACGAAGAAGAAATGAAAGATATATTTAGACCAGTAACTGATATATCCCAAAGAAATAGTAGTAGTGGACCAACTTATCTATGTATATATGCAGGTGGCACTTCAGAAGTTTTGGATTTAAACGAAAAAAGTAGATACACATATAAAAACGATGGTTTCTCTTTCCACAATGCACCATCAGATATGGAAAGTACTGGTGGTGAAGAAGACTTTAATTTAGTAGCGTTTAGAGTTGCATATGGGGCAGAAAATCAAACAATGTTTAAGAGTGTTTCGTTAAACCAACAAGAACATAGAGAAACAGCAGAATATTTTGCAGCTTTAACAGATTTAATAGATAAAAGAGGTGGAACACAAAGATCTTATCAAGGAACAGATTTATATAAAATTTTCAAAACTAGATCATATAAAGCTGAAGTTGAGTCATTGGGGTGTATGAGCCTACAACCTATGATGTATTTCCAGTTAGATAATGTACCGTTTTTTAATGGTGCATATATGGTACTTAATGTTAGTCATACAATAACCCCTAATCATATGGTAACCACTTTTAGTGGTTTACGGCAAAGTAAAATATTAAGCCCACCAGTAGAGGAAATAACCACATTTTTAGATTCAGATTTAACAGAAACAATAGAAGAAGATACAGAGTTTGTTTTCCAAAATCAAAATAATCCTGATAAGTATAATGTTGGTGTCGACACAGATAAAGAGCCAGATACCCCATTTGCTTTATCACAAATTACAGAAAACGCATTAATAGACATGGGGGTATTAAAATCAAACGCTAGTGATTTAGGAATTATTTTACAAAGCCAATTTGCGGCTGGTACCGACCCAGTAATCAGTAAATCGCAAGTTACTATGTTGTTAGCTAATATGTTAACAATGTCATCTGACGCAAATGGGCATGGATTTAGTCACATTGTTGAATCTTGGCCAGAGATTGATAGTCCCACCAGACAACAACAATCATACTATGATAAAGAAAATAAACTTGGTAACCCATCAACAGATGACGATAACCCGGATATAATACAATCAATAAATCCCATAAAATATAGCCTTCTGCAAGTACAAACAATTGCACATAAATATAGAAAAAGGGGGTACATACCAATAGTTGGTTTGGATGAATACAAAGAAGCATCGTATGTATTAGGTGTGGATTTAGTTACTAATCCAGATCTAATAAATGAGGATAAATTATTGGCGGTAAGGGTTTCTTTATTTAAGTGGAAACTAGGGATATGTTCCCCATTTTCATACTCTAAAGGTGGTAGTGCCAATAATTTCACAAAAACAGTTGCCATACTTTCAGGTGAAAAGGGAGGAACAATTGGAAAAAGTTTTGATAATTTTGCTAGGGTTTTAAGTAGATTTGATTTGATAGGTATAAATATTGAAGGTACTACTTCTGATTGTAATAGCGATACTTCATCACAGGTGGCACCAGATACTTCTATTGTTGGTAATTGATTTTTACTAAAAAATACTTTATATTTGTGATATGAATATTGGGAATATTGTATCATCTTCTAAAATTAATGAAGATAATTTTAAGTTATTTGATGAAATTGAATCAGTAGATAATTCTTTACCTACACTTATTGTTGGTTGGAATAAAACTAAAGAAATGTTTGGGGATAAGGTATCCATTTTAAATAAGCAAATCAGTGATAATTTATATTGGACATTTTCAACTACTGAAAGAAGGGTGGAATATGATGATGATATTATAACATTTAAACAGGAATGTTATAATAATTTCGGGAGTGAATTGTCGTATGTTTATATTGACCCAATACATGATAAACCTAAAAAGATTAAAAAAATATTAAAAAAAATCTATTCATTAAGCGAATCTATTTCATATTTTACTGATAAAAATATGTTATATATCTTAGGTGAAAATATCGTTTTTGGTGTAAATTTAGAAGTTACAGAGTTTATAGGGATAAGTACCAATAGTATTATAACAAGAGTAGTTAATTTAAGAAATAGCGTTTTAATCGATAATGAAATATTTAATAAATGTAAGGAATTTATAAAAAAACTAGATAATGAGTATAAACTAGTTCCTTATGTTGTTAAATATGGAAAATACTACTAAAATAATTACATTAGCTTCGTTTGTTTTAAACGATAAAATAGATAGTTTTAAAAAATATCTGTATAAAAGATTTAAAGTACCAAACGAAAGGGTTTTCATATATGATATAGATGAAGATTCAGAAAAGAAGGTTATAACCTTTAGGGTGTATGTTAGAGATGGTAAAAGGGTTAATACAAGTTCTTTCTTCCCCACCACAATAATAGTTCATAAAAAGGGTGAATGTTTTTATACGATAAATGCGCTAAATAAATTAATTGAAAAAGAAACTGGAGGTGCAGCTGGAAATATTAATTATAAAGATTATCAGGTAGAATGGGATAATTATCAAGGAAAAATTTTAATCGTAAAGGCAGGAGAATTATCAATAATGAACATTAATCGTAATTTTTCTTAAGAACATGATATTTATAAATAAACCAATTATTATGGAAGATAAAAACATAAATAAAAACAAAAAAGATTTGGACTCTAAATTGGATGCCTTTTTAGAGGAAGAAAAAGAAGAAAAAGAGTGTGTTGGTGAAGAATGTTTAATTAATGATGGTAAAGAAATTGTTGAGAGAGTGAATAAAGTTTATAAAACTACCGATGGTAGACAATTATTAATGTAATTGAAATGAGTAAAAAAAATCTATTAAAAGAAGAATTAAATCGACACATGCAACTTTTGGAGTATACATTCTATATGCCTGAAGTGGAAAATGACGATGAAGAAGATAACTTATTGTTTGATAATTCAGTCAATTTATATGAGCAAGATCCAATACCGGGTGTTGATACACCTGAAGAAGGTAATGAAGAAGGTGACCCATTTGCTACACCTGAAGAAGGAGCAGTACCAGAAGAAGGTGCGGAAGTTGACCCATTTGCAACACCAGAAGCAGGTGGTGAATCAGAAACAGAACCAGATATTGACCCATTTGCCGCTGAAGGTGAAGGTATGGAGGTTGCTGATGAATTTGCAACTGAAGAACCTGCTGATGAGGAAACAGTTGAGGTAGAGGTTACAGATATAGTTGATAAAGCAGAAGAAACAAGAACAGAAATCGAAGGTCTTACATCCAAAATGGAAGAATTAATGGGTAGTTTTAGTGAGTTATCTGATCAAGTAAGTGGTATGGATCAAGTTATTGATAAGATTGATGGTTTAGAAAAAGAAATTGAAAAAAGAAACCCAACCCCAGTAGAAAAATTAGAAATGAGGTCTATGGATTCATTCCCTTATAGTGTTAAATTAACAGATTATTGGGAAGATAAAGAAGGTTATGACACAGGAGAAGGAAATGATGAAGAGGAATACGTAATAACTAAAAAAGAAGTAGACGATTACAGCTCATCCGCTATAAGACATTCATTTGATTATGATGTCAATGCGGAAGACGATGAAACCTATTAAGTTATTTCCCTCGTTTGACAAATTAACCTATAATGTATAAATTTATACTATTATAGGTTTTTTTTTGTTGACTTTTTAAATAAAAACGATTATAATTGTTTAGTTAGAAAAAATAATTTATTAATTAATTAAAAAAAAATAAGATGAGTAAAACAACATTAGAATCAATTTTATCACAATACGAAAAAAATAGTGATGGTGGTAAAAAACCAAAAGTATCCAATGAGGATAGGTTAAAAAAGTATTTCACAGAAAAACTTAAAAAGGGTGAAAATAACACAACTAAGTCATTTAGAATTCTTCCAGGAAAAGAAGGAAGTTCTCCATTTGATGAAATCTATTTACATGAAAGAGAAGTGAACCATAGATATGAAAAAATTTATTGTAATAAATTAAATGATGGAGAACTTTGTCCTTTATGTGAAGCTGAGGAAGCTTTAAAAATGGATGGTAGTAAGAAAGCCAAAGATATGGCGAAAGAATACACACCACGTAAATGGTATGTAGTTAAAGGTATTGATAGAGATAATGAAGATCATGGTGTTAAATTCTGGAGATACAAGCATAAATATACTGGTGACGGTGTTCAAGATAAATTAATGCCTGTATTCAAACTGAAAGGTGACATTACAGATGCTAGAGAAGGTCGCGATATTGTTATCACAACAAATCGTAATGATAAAGGACATTCTGTTGTTAGCTCTATAATGGCGGATGATGTTAGTTTATTAACATCCGACACAGAAAAAGCCAACGCTTGGTTTAATAACGAAGAAACATTTAGAGATGTTTATTCTAAAAAATCACCAGAATGGTTAGATATAGTAGCAAAAAATATGACACCTATTTGGGATTCGGGTCTATCTAAATACGTTGCAGAAGAAGAAAAAGAAGAAACGGAAACTGCATCATTAGAAGATGAAATTAATTTACTTAAAAATGATGTGGTTACAAATACATTAGAAAATGATGGTGATGGGGTTGATACAACCACACTTGAAACTAATGATGATGAACTACCATTTTAAAAAAGTGAATTAATATGGCAAAGAAACCAATTAAGAAGAAAAAGACTGATTTTTCTAACATCAGAAAAAAGTTTTCATCCAAGGAAAAATATAAAGAACAGAAATATTTTGACTTGGGGGAGGCTTTCCAAAAAGCAACAGGTATTCCTGGACCAGCTATGGGTCAAATTAATATGATGTTAGGGCATTCAGATACAGGAAAGACAACTGCACTTATACAAGCCGCAGTCGATGCACAGAAAAAAGGTATCTTACCGATATTCATTATTACTGAACAAAAATTTAGTTTTGAACACGCTAAACAAATGGGTTTAAAAACTGATTATGTGGAGGAAATAGATGAAACAACTGGTGAAGTTACTGGTTATTGGGATGGATTTTTGTTATATAAATTAGGGTTTGATTATATTGAACAAGCCTTTGAATATGTAACAGAAGTTCTAGACGGGCAAAAAGAAGGTGAGATACCACACGATATATTATTTTGTTGGGACTCTATAGGTACTATACCTTGTAAAATGAGTTTCGATGGAAAAGGTGGAAACCAACATACTGCTAGAACTATTTCAGAAAAATGGGGAATGGGTATGGCTCAGAGAATTACATCTTCGAGAAAAGAATCCTCCCCATATACGAACACTATGATTTTCGTAAACCAACCTTGGGTAGAACTACCTGATAACCCCTTCAGTCAACCAAAAATACAACCCAAAGGTGGTCAATCAATTTATTTATCCTGTGCCTTAGTATTCCTATTTGGGAATCAAAAAAATGCTGGAATATCAAAACTATCTGCCACCAATAAAGGTAGAAAAGTTAATTTCGCCATTAGAACTAAGGTTGGTATACATAAAAACCATATGAATGGGTTAGGATACGCTGATTGTAGGATATTAGCTACTACACATGGATTTATCGAAGATGATAAAAAAGCCATAGAAGATTATAAGGGAGTACAAAAAGAGTATTGGTCAGAAATTTTTGAAAATGTAGGTGATGGTATAGTAGATTTTGAGATAGAAGATGATGAAACATATATCGAAACACCTGTAGAATATTCTGATAAATAATTTTAGTATTAATCTTATAATAGTTATGGAGAGTGCCAAAACCAACTAAAACAAAAAAATACACACACACCTTATTAGTAGATGGAGATTCATTATTGAAAACCGCCTATCATGGAGCAAAAGACCTTTATAATAAAGGTAACCATATAGGTGGTATTTTTCAGTTCTTAACTATGTTAAGAAAAGTTATTAATGAAAATCGTTTTGATAAGGTTTTTATATTTTGGGATGGTCAGTTTAGCGGACGTTTGCGTCATGAAATTTATAAAGAATATAAGGCTAATAGAGAAAAAGATTTCTATAATCATCGAGAACCCAAAGACCCTGATCTATACATCCAAAAACATAGGGTATCCCAATATTGTGAAGAATTATTCATACGGCAATTTCAAGATGAAATAATTGAGGCAGATGATTCTATAGGGTATTATTGTTCTAATATAGAAGATGATGAAAAAGTTGTGATAATCTCTAACGATAGAGATATGTGTCAACTGATAGATGATAGGGTAGCAATATATGTCATTAACCTTAGAAAAATCATAAGTAAGTATAACTATTGTGAACATTTTAATCACCATTATACTAATGTTAAATTAGTAAAAATATTGTCTGGAGATGCTAGCGATAATATAAAGGGGATACAGGGTGTTAAAGAAAAAACACTTATAAAGTATTTTCCTGAAATTTGTAAAAAAACTTTGACATTAAAAGATATTATTAGTAAAATTGAAGTATTACAAAACGAAAGAAAAACAAGATTGAAAACATTAGATAACATAAAAAATAAAGTTACGGTTGGATGTCAGGGTGAGGATATCTTTGAAATTAATGAAAAGATTATAAACCTAAGAAAACCATTATTAACAGAATCAGCGAAAGAACATCTTAATAATTTATTTGTCTCACCTATTGACCCAGAAGATAGAACAACAAAAAATGTTATTAAGATGATGTTAGAAGATGGAATAATAATGGCAATACCCGGTGGAAGAGATGGTTATATAAATTTTTTAAAACCATTTTTAAGAATAATAAAAAAAGAAAAAAATTTCTTTAATATAAGCAAAAAATAAAATACTATGAAAAAGAATTATGAAAATCTCCCGTATGAATTTTTATTATTAATTAATGACAAACCAATAGTTGGTAGAAATTTTTCTATAAGAGGATTTAATAGTGATAGTTTAAGATCACTTGAATTAAAAGAGGTAATAGATGATGCGGTAAACATAATAAAACGCCAATTTAGATCAAAAACATCGGATTACCTTTTTAAATATTATAATCCTTACTTCGCTTATTCGGATGTTGTTGTTGATACTGAACCACATAAAGTAGATATTTACGCAAATGAAGACATCTTCACATTACAAATAAAAGTAAAGGGAAATGTCGTAATACAAAAGATTTTTTCTGGGAATCATTACCCCCCAAAAGTAAGGTATGATGTAGACATAAGAAAAAATATTCCCGATATCATAGCTACAATACAAAATGGGTTAGTTCAGAAAAATTATACAAAAGAATTGTGCGGTTACGCGCTTTAAAGGATATATATTAATATAGTAAATTATAAAAAATATGACTAAAAAAAATAGTGTAAATTTAGGTTACTTAGGTTTTAATTTTCAGATAAAATTAGTCAAACAGTTAATAGAAGATATAAAATTTTCAGAAGAAATAATGGACATTGTTAGTCCACAATATTTCGACAATGAATACCTTAGATTAGTTGTTGCTAGTGTGAAAGATTATTATGAAAAGTATGAAACGATACCTACATATGAAACAGTTTTTGAAATTATTAGGGTAGACATTAAACGAGAAATTGTTAGGGATTCTGCTATTGAAATAGTGAAAGATGTCAAAAATGGTGATAGCAAGGATTGTTTACATATCCAAGATACTGCACTTAAGTTTTGCAAACAACAAGAACTTAAGAAGGCAAATCAAAAAATTCAGAAGATATTAGAGTTAGGGGATTTCGATAGGTATGATGAGTGTGAAGAGATATTAAAGGGTGCTTTATCCGTTGGTGGTGAAAAAGATACAGGTATCGATGTATTTCATGCCATAGAAGATGTGTTAAGTGATGATTTTAGGTCACCGATTGCCACAGGTATGATTGCTATAGATAACTTAATGGATGGTGGTTTATCTAAAGGAGAATTGGGTGTTATATTGGCCCCGTTCGGTGTTGGTAAAACTACTTTGGTAACTAAAATGGCAAATAACGCATATAATTTAGGTTATAATGTCGTACAAATATTTTTTGAAGATAATCCAAAGGTTATACAAAGAAAACATATAACGTGTTGGACAGAAGTACCGTTAAGTGAACTAACGGAAAACAGAGAAGAAATTAAAAAAGTAATACCCAAATTTAAATCAAAAGAGGGTAGTTTAATTTTAAAGAAAATGCCCAGTGATGGTACAACAATACCAAAAATAAAACAATATTTAAAAAAATTAACATCTAATGGTACTAAACCAGATATAGTTTTTATTGATTATATGGATTGCGTAGCTCCAACTAAACAATTCAAAGATGAGTGGAGTGGTGAAGGAAATGTGATGAGACAATTTGAAACTATGATTACAGAATTAGATGTTGTTGGTTGGACAGCAATACAGGGTAATAGAAGTTCTATCGGAGCATCTGTAGTAGAAGCGGATATGATAGGGGGATCAATCAAAAAAGGTCAGATAGGACACTTTATAATATCAATTGCTAAAACATTGGAACAAAAGGAAGCCGGAACCGCAACTTTAGCAATATTAAAATCTAGGTTCGGGAAAGATGGGGTATTATTCGAAGACATATTATTTGATAATGGCACATTAAAAATTGACACTGATATATCTAGTGATGTTTCTTTTTTGGACTTTGAAAAAGGTGAAGAAAAGAAAAAATCTAATTTAGTTATTGAGGCGATGAGGAAGAAAAAACGAGTTTTCGGGGAACAGTAAGTTATTGTTTAACTTATTAAAAAAATTTTATTAATGATTAATTTTGTTAAGTGAATTAACACCCCCTAATAAAAAGAAAAAAATAGTAAATATGGATGTAACAAACAAAATATTATCAGACATTACAGTGTATATGAAATACGCTAAATACTTACCAGAATTAAATAGAAGAGAGACGTGGGAAGAACTGGTTACGAGAAATAAGAATATGCACATTAAGAAATATCCTGAATTAAAAGATGAGATAGAGGAAAAATATAAATTTGTATACGATAAAAAAGTATTACCATCTATGAGGTCAATGCAATTCGCTGGTAAGTCCATTGAGATATCACCTAACAGAGTTTATAACTGTGCGTTTTTACCTATTGATTCAGTAGAGTCGTTTAGTGAGACAATGTTTTTACTTTTAGGTGGAACAGGTGTTGGGTACTCAGTACAAAAACATCATGTAGAGAAACTACAACCAATAAATAAACCATATAGTAAAAGAAAAAGAAGGTTCTTAATTGGGGACTCAATCGAAGGATGGGCTGACTCAATTAAAGTATTGATGAAATCATATATTGGTGATAAAAGAAGTTCTAGTATAGAATTTGATTTTTCGGACATTAGACCAAAAGGGGCTAGATTAGTTACTTCTGGTGGTAAAGCACCGGGACCACAACCATTAAAGGAATGTATTGTTAAAATAAAAGGTATTTTAGAAAGTAAATCTGATGGTGAAAATTTATCCACACTTGAAACACATGATATTGTATGTTACATTGCTGACGCAGTGTTAGCTGGTGGTATTCGTAGGGCAGCTTTAATTAGTCTATTTAGTGCAGATGATGACGAAATGATTTCTTGTAAAACAGGTAACTGGTGGGAAACTAACCCACAAAGGGGTAGGTCAAATAATTCAGCGGTTCTTATTAGACATAAAATCACTAAAGATTTCTTTATGGAATTGTGGAAAAGAATTGAACTGTCAGGTGCAGGTGAACCAGGAATTTACCTATCAAATGATAAGTCCTGGGGAACAAATCCCTGTTGTTTTGTAGGTGATACATTAGTTGCTACTGCAGATGGAAGAAACGCTGTTAGTATTGCTCAGTTAGAGAAAGAGAATTATAAAGGACCTGTTTATTCTATCCAAACACAAACCGGTCAAGTAGTAACATCTTATTGTTCTAATGTTTGGGTGAGTAAAAAAAATGCAGAGTTAGTTGAGGTTAAGTTAGATGACGGTTCAAGTTTTAGGTGTACACCTGAACATAAAATTATGTTAAGGGGTTGTAACTATGTTGAAGCTAAAGATTTAGTTAATGGGGTTAGTTTAATGCCGTTTAATTCATTTAAAAGACCCGATAGGGATTATAGGATGATATGTTCTAACACTGGAAGAGATTTAGCTCAATACGCTCATGTATCACAATATTATGATATTATTAAAAATGGATATGAAAAACAACATATCCACCATATAGATGGTAATGGTTTAAATGATTTACCAGAAAACTTAGAATCTATTAACGCAAAAGAACATAATAGAAACCATATGTTAGGAGATAAGAATTCTTTTTTTAAGATTAAAGATTTAGATTCTTGGAAAGAGAAACAATCAAGTAGACAATTAGGTGTAAAAAATAGTAATTCTAACGGAATAACAACTGAGGAAATGTTAATTAGGTTGAGGTCTAGAAGAGTACAAAAGTTGAAAAGGTTAACCCAAAAGGAAATATTAGAAACATGTAATGTTAAATTTTTATCTAAAGGTAGGTTAACTGAAATGAATGTTAATAGTATATCTGAATTACAGGATGATCTATGTGAAATGATAAACCATAAGGTTGTTAGCGTTGATTTTATATCAGAAAGAGAAGATGTTTATGATATGACAGTTGAGGGGACACATAATTTTGGTATTATAACATCCAGTACTGATGATAACTTTATAAATAGTTCAGGTATTTTTGTTCATAATTGTGAAATAGCGCTAAGACCATTTCAGTTCTGTAACTTATGTGAAGTAAACGTTTCTAATATCGAATCACAAGAAGATTTAAATGTGAGAGTTAAAGCTGCTGCGTTCATAGGGACGTTACAAGCTGGTTATACGGGCTTTCATTATCTTAGAGAGATATGGCAAGAAACTACAGAGAAAGACGCTCTAATAGGTGTTTCTATGACTGGAATTGGAAGTGGTGTAGTATTAGGATATGATTTAGAAAAATCTGCTGATATAGTAAAGAGAGAAAATAGTAGAGTTGCTAAATTAATAGATATTAAAAAGAGTTCTAGGTGTACCACAGTAAAACCTGCGGGAACAACATCCCTAACTTTAGGGACATCATCGGGAATACATGCTTGGCACAATGATTACTATATTAGAAGGGTTAGAGTTGGTAAAAATGAATCAATATATAAATATTTAATTGTTAATCATCCAGAATTGTTAGAGGATGATTTCTTTAGATCACATGATACGGCAATTATCACTATCCCACAGAAAGCACCGAAAGGTTCAATATTAAGAACAGAATCACCATTTGACCTTTTAGAAAGAGTTAAAAAAGTGGCGATAGAATGGGTAAAAAGTGGACATAGAAATGGTTCTAACACTCACAACGTTTCCGCAACCATATCCCTTAAAGAAGAAGATTGGGAATTAGCTGGTGAATGGATGTGGACAAATAAAGAACACTATAATGGTTTATCTGTATTACCTTATAATGGTGGTACATATACTCAAGCACCTTTCGAAGATATAACTGAAGAAAAGTATAATGAAATGGTAAAACATTTAAATAACATTGATTTATCTCTAATCGTAGAAGAAACTGACGAAACGGATTTAAGTGGTGAATTAGCATGCGCTGGGTCATCTTGCGAAATTAAATAAAATGATAAACCCAACAGAAGATTGGATATATGATTTATATATTAAAGAAACTATAAATCGTAAGATAAAACCAATACCCAAGGATCAACACGTAAGTAGGGGTAGTTGTTGTGGGAACGAATGTTTACATTGTCCATACATACCCAAACACGAAAAAGGTGCTACAGATACCAAATAATTAAAAGTCAGTTAATCACTGACTTTTTTTTTATCTACACTTTTCTTTTAAAAAATTTATTGTAGAATATTTATATACAAATGGCAGAGAGTAGATTTATAAATATTGATTTTCCCTTTAGGGATAGTAAAGAAGGATTTTATTTTAATTTAACAAAAACAAATGAAACCGCAATACGTGCAGACCTTTTACATTTATTATTAACTAATAAAGGGGAAAGGTTATATATGCCAGATTTCGGTAGTGATTTAAAAAAGTTTATTTTTGAACCAAATGATAGTATAACACATATCGACATTAAAAATAACATAAACGAAACAATAAAAAAATATATACCGAATCTTATAATAGATTCAATAGAGTTTAAAAACAACGATATTGAAGAATTGATAGTTGTTGAGGTAAAGTATACAGTAACAGAAGGAGCATTCTCATCTTCAGATGTTGTTGAAATAACATTTTAAATATGATTAAAAAAATAGATTATAACGCTAGGAATTTTGCACAAGTAAGGACAGAACTTGTTGGATACATAAAACAATATTATCCAGAAATATTTTCAGATTTTAATGATGCATCGGTGGGTATGATGCTATTGGAACTAAATGCTGCGGTAGGTGATATGTTATCATTTCATACTGATAGGATGTTTAATGAAACACAAATTGATTATGCTCAAGAAAGGTCATCAGTATTAGAATTGGCAAGAACATTTGGGTTAAATATCCCAGGTAAAAGACCAAGTATAACAATAATAGATTGGTCAGTAACTGTACCAACAGCTGGTGACACATTTGACGTATCCTACGCACCTTTATTATTAAAAGGTTCACAAGCAACTGGTGCTGGTAAAGTTTTTGAGTTAGTAGAAGATTCTGATTTCTCCTCACCATTTACAACAGGAGGAATACCAAACAGGTTAATAATTCCAAATATTGATGACTCTGGGTTAGTATTAAATTATACGTTAACTAAAAGAGAAATAGTATTAAATGGTACAACAAAAATTTATAAAAGAGTAATTAACCAAGATGATTATAGACCGTTTTTAGAGGTTATATTACCAGAAGATAATGTTTTATCTATTGAAAATATAATTACATTAGAAGGTACAAATTTAACAACCGAACCAACATTGAATCAGTTTACTGAATTTGATAATAACTTTTATGAGGTGGAAGCGTTGGCACAAGCTGAGGTATATATACCAGATGGAAATAGAAAATCAGATAAAACCGGTATAACTCCAGGTAGGTGGATAAATTCACCGAAAAGATTTATAAAAGAATTTACCGATAATGGTTTTTGTAAAATTATATTTGGTGGAGGACAATCAGATATATCTGAATTAAATACATTTATTGGTTGCAGGGGTCAAATAGATAGAATAGGTGATTTTGTTAATAATCTTTCATTAGGTGAGATACCGATACCCGCAAATACGATGTTTGTTAAATATAGAATAGGTGGTGGAAATAGTAGTAATATTGGACCGAATACTTTAACTAGTTTAGGTAATATAAGTATGACAATTAATGGTGACGAGGCAACAAAAAATCAAGAAGTTAGAGATAGTTTAGAGGTTAATAACCCGATACCCGCAATTGGTGGAAAAGAACAACCTTCAGTTAATGAGGTTAGGAACTTAGTTAAATATAATTTTGCTGCACAAAACAGATGTGTTACTATTAAAGATTACCAAAGTAGAATACCATTAATGCCTGGTAAGTATGGGGTTCCATTTAGAACTGGTGTTTGGGAAGAAAGAAATAAGGTAAATGTAACAGTATTATCATTAGATGAAAATAGTAAATTAAGTAACCAATCCACATCTACATTAAAAGAAAATATTGCAGAATATTTGGCAGATTTTAGAATGTTAAATGATTATGTCACAATAAAAGATGGGAGAATTATAAATATAGGTTTTGAAATTTCATTATTTTTAGATAAATCAATATCAAAAGGGGAGATTATTACAGATGTTATTGATGCTGTTACTGAATATTTTGATATTAATAATTGGGAAATGGGTGATAATATTTATTTGGCTCAGTTAATTGAAAATATTAATAATGTGGGTGGTGTGTTAAATGTTACAGAATTAAAAGCTTTTAATAAGGTTGGTAATACTAAATATTCATTGAATAGTATATCACAACCTTATGTTGATGAAGCAACTAAAGAAATTGATTTATTGGGTGAGTATACTTTATATGGTGAACCAGACTCTATGTTTGAAATAAAATATCCAAATGTGGATATAAAAGTTAGGGGAAAATAACATTTAAGTGGTAATAGTAATTACTTTATGATAAAACGATATTAGTTTATTGTAAAAAATATAAAGTTATGGGATGTAAAGAATGTAAAAGTAAAAAAGGTAAACAAGGTAAACAAGGTAAACAAGGTAAATCAACGACAATACCTTTAGTACCAGAAGATATAGCTAATGGTGATTTTGGGGGTAATTTTCTATTTAAGGTAGTGGCATTTGCTGCAATAGTTGTTGCAATACCATTTTTAATAATTATTCTACTTGGTCAGACTTTTATAACCTTTTTTTTACCTAAAATTAAATTTGACTTTACCGGTAAACTAACTAATTTATTTAAGAAATTAGTTATGTGGTATGCTAAACGCAAAGCAACTAAGGAATTAAAGAAAAAAGAAGAGGAGTTTAAGGGTAACCTTAATTACGATGGTTACGATGATTATGATGTTTCTGACAACTCAAATTCCGATGATTATGAAGTATTTGAAACTGAAGAATATACGGTAGAAGATATATTAGAAGACGCAGAAACACTTGACTGGGAAAATTTATCTAACCCTAAAGTAAAAAAAGGTAATAACAAAAAAGGTCAATAATGAATAGATGTCCAAGTCAATTAGAGTAAGAACCACCCCAAACGGTGACGATAAATACATTAAGGTTGAATTAAAACAAGATTTTGATCTTCTTGAAATTTTAAGTTTAAAATTAAAACAAGAAGACGTGTATCAAAATTTTTGTTCTAATTATGGTGTTGTTGCGGGGAGGATTAGTGTAAATAATGGCTTTGGATTACCTAACGCTAAGGTATCTATTTTTATACCTATAACAGCAGAAGATTCACAAGATGAAATTATACGGACACTATACCCATATGAATCTCCCCAACCTCAAGATAAAAACGAACAAGGTATTAGATATAACCTATTACCAAATCAACAACAAAGTTTTGATCATACACCAGTTGGTACCTTTCCCACAAAATTAGAAATATTAGATAACGCCACCACTCTTGGTATACATGAGAAATATTATAAATATACTACTACAACCAATGAAGCTGGTGATTTTATCTTATTCGGTATACCAGTTGGGGAACAGTTATTACATTATGATATAGATTGGAGTGATGTTGGGTTTTTATCACTTAGACCTTATGATTTAATAGAAAGGGGATTTAATAAGAACCTTTTTTTATCACCATTTAAATTTAGTAGTTCACCAAACCTAGATAATTTACCACAGTTAGTGGGTCAAAACACCAATATAACGGTTGAACCTTTTTGGTGTGACGATTTAAGTACTGGTAGGGTAGTTGGTATCACACGAAAGGATATTGCAATAACTACTATGGATTTAACACCCTCAGCAACATTTTTTGGTAGCGCATTTAGCGATGACGAAAAAGATTCACTTAATAAAAATTGTAGACCTAGGCGAAAAACGGGGAGATTAGCGGAGGTAATAACAACATCGGGTAAGATAGAAGCAATTAGAAGGACAGTAGAAGGTAGTATAGAAAAATATGACATTTCTGATGATGCCATGGACGAAAATGGTAACTGGGCAATGCAATTACCAATGAACATACGTAAAGTAATTACTGATGAATTTGGTAATTTAATTCCTAGTCCAGATGGTGTTAGTGGTATTGCAACAGAGGGTGATTATAGGTTTAGGATTTCCATGGATAAAACAGACAACGACAATAAGAAACGTCAAAGAGGAAAATTTTTAGTTCCAAACATGTCAGATAACTTTATTTTTAATACTTATAGCCTTGGTGATGCCCCTTTTCCTTTTGCCATTAATCAACAACTATCTACCGCAACTGTAGGGACACCATATTCTGCAGATACCACAAACCAGTATAACTATCTGGAAGATTTTTTCTCGTTTAGATGGAAAAAAGTGTACACTACTAGACAATTTATTGGTAGGTACTCAAAACAGAAAAACGATGGAAAAAGGAAATTTACTGGGATAAAAGATATTGAGAAAGCTGAAGGCGTAAATAAATTTCCATCTAATAGAATAGATGGTCAGGTACACCCATTATATAGTTTTTTTGTATTCCTATTAACAATACTAGGGACGATATTTGCCTTAATTAATTGGATTATAATATTCCTTAATTCAATAATTACAGTATTATGTCAAGTTAAAATACCTGTTGGTCTTTGTATAGAGTCACCATCATGCTCTACCTGCGCAAAAAAAATAAAATGTAGAAAAAGCGCAAATACTTCAGAAAATATGAGGGGATGTTGTGTGGGTCACCTGGATGATTGTAAAGATGGTTGGGATGATTCGGCAACGGTCAATTCCAGTTACCCTGGATATGGATACATGATAAAAGGTAACACTGCGTGGCCTTGTTCAGCGTCACCACCAGCTCCATCATATCCTATTTCAGATGCCGGATGTGAAGCTGCTTGGGGCTCTGTTGACTATGAACTAGATACCGATATAAATCTCGATCAATTTGAAACATCCTCATGTGACGCAGTGTGTGATGGAATTTTAATAAAAGTTGGAAGCTTTTGCAAGTGTATATCTATCGAATTAAAACTTAAATGTTTATTCGGTGGGTTATTTTGTAAAAAATGCCAACCTTTATGTCCGGGTAATCCCCCGTTTTCTTGTTGTGGGTGTGGAGATTTCGGGTGTGAGGATGATTGTAATGATGCGGTGTGCGCGTCAGACGATAACGGTGCTAAATGTTGTGAAGAATGCTGTATAAGAATACCGCTTATTGAACTTACTTGTGCTGAAGATTCATCCTTCCAAAACGTCACACCATATATTATAGGCACACCATTTGCTGGTAAGGTATGTAATGCTCAACTAATCAGAGGTTATTGTAGAGATTGTTCGGGAATAGGTATCCCATTTATAAGTGGTTGGATTGCATGTAAACTGGAGGGAATGTCAGCGTTTTTAGGTATGTTAAAATTTGATTTTTATAATGACTGGATAAATGGGTCGTTATATTTCCCATTGATAAAAAGAAAGACTAAAGCAAAAAAGAAAGGGAGAAAAGCTGGTCAAATAAAATATGATAAGTTTTGTGACTTTGATTGCACCGATTTTCAAGGGGACAGTAAAACATGTTATTTAGTGTCAGTTACTAATTCATCTCCAAATGACCAAACCATTAAGATTAAGAAACATGGGGGTAAATTCCAAAACTTCTCCCCACAAAACATTCAATGGTGTGAAGTAACATTTGCCGGGGGGGAGACAATATCCAGTGCAGAAGGTGGAGTCGGACATACTGTCGCCGCAGATGATCCCAACAATTCCCTTTATAGGTGTAGTTCAGACAATAAAAATAGTAGTATTAAAACTGCTAGAAAAAAAGCATATGAAAATTTAAAAATTTCTGGTTTTGATGTGAACGGTAATACTTGCAGTTTTTCTTTCTTGGGTTGTTATAAAGGTAACGACAGTGGACCCACTTGTCCGTCTGCTTTTGATGATTTTGACAATAACCCTTTCTTAAATCTTGAGAAATCATCATATCAGCAGCCGTCAGAACATGATAAACCCTTTTATGTTGAAGCTGAGGATCCAGTTACGGGTATAAAATACCAAAAAAACTTTGGTGGTCATGGTCACCATAAAAATAAGTGTAATGACGTTTATAGAGGTGAGAGGTTGGAATATTGGCAAGATAACGGTAGCTGTGCGGGGACAACCTACGATGCTGATGGGAATTTGCAAGGAACTGGTGTTGGAACCACTGAAATTGCAGATATTGAAGAAGGACCTTGCGGCGGACAAGCCTCACAATGTGTTATAGGGGCTTGTACATGGGGCGCCTGTAGATGTAAAGCAAATAATGACGCTTGCAGTTCAGAAGACCCTAATCCATGTTGTAACTGCAATCCTAGATCCAATAAGGATAACATCCTTCATGGTATCATTAAAGAGTTAGATGGTGAACTATACTACGCATCCATCAGCAATGATCGACAAATTTTTTCCCCTACTGGGTCACCACAATCGAGCCAAACTTATAACCCCATTAAAAGCGAATATAAGTCTAATTTACTATTCCCCACTAATATTTGTGAGGTAGGTAGTTCAGTTTTTTGTGATATAGATGAGTCACCATTTATAATGGATCAACTAGTACCTACAACATTTAGTATAAGTGAAGAATCTGAAAAATTTAAAGAAGCTGGGTCATCATCCCAGCCTGGTACATTTAACGATCCAATTATGTTAGAGTCAAAGGAAAGAGATACTTCGAAAATTAATATTAGTGGTTATGTATCATTTGGGATGGTAGGTGTTAAATGTTTAAATACTCAAGCAACTGTAACCCAATCACAAATAGGTGTAGATACCATTGATAAAACTGATTTAGACATGGAAATTGGTAAATGTATGATGTATTTTGACCACGATGAAGAAATACGTGAATATTTTTGTAGAAGGTTTTCTGGATATAAAAATCATGATTTAGATGTTCATTACCAAAGGCCGGGGTCAACCCAATATGATAATGTATATAATACTTACCCAGAAGAGTTCCCAACAACCGGAAATTTATACTATCAAATTGATGGTGGTACTACACAACAAGGGACAATAAATGACGGTGATTCAATTATTCCGGGAGATAGGTGTGGTATACAATATAGTAGTTACACATATACCAATTCATTAATGCCCTACGGTAACACAGTAGCGGGTCAAATAGGTGACATTGATTATTTTTATGGTGTCGCTCCTGGAGTGATGACAAGTGACGCAGCCCTCTCACCGGCATTCCCTACATATGGCGATGGCACTGATGCTTACGGACTAGGTCCTTATTGTCAAACTTTAACACCATCTATAAATATAGATAGCGCTTCTAACGGTAAACAAGAAGAGAAAGGGATAAACTTCGGAACGTCACAAACACCTTATTATTTTTATTTCGGTATCTTACCAGGTAAAACAGCATTACATAAAGTAGTGGCAAAATATTTTGCAGATAAAATAGATAAAATAACATTGGGAAAATTAACTGGAGAAAAAAGAAATAACCAGTCAAACTTTAAAAACGTAGTTAAGAACCCTTTAACTCTTTATAAATCATGTTTAGGTGAAAGTTTAAAGTCAACAGAATAATTAAAAAAAATATATTTATATATTATGAATAAGGGGTATAAAATACTATTAAATAAAGAGAAATCAGTATTGGCAACTAATATTAATGAAGAAATTAATATTAACATCGAAAATACCACACAACCATTACCTTTAGGTGATGTGGAACATACAGTTAACGCGTTTGAACAATTTGAAAAAGAGCGAGCGGAATCCACAAAGTATAGGTTTTATGGTACAATAAACCCAATGATATCTAATATGTTGTATAATGACAATGTTTTTATTATAAATGGTGATCAAGGTGTGGTGGGCAAAAAAATATTATCAGATAATATTTTTCTAAATGACGGTTGGTACGGTACTTTTTTTGAAAATAACGATACAAGTGAAGAGGGTAGTCCATATGTTAATAAATTTAATGATAACAGTTCTACTTTATGCGCATTTACCCCTTTTGACCCTGGGTATGAAAGATTAAATATATTGGACACTGACGGTATACCAAACTATATGTTAAAATTAACATATCCTTATTCCACAAAAGATATAACTTTAATAGAAAACAATGGTGGTATAACTTTGGCAGATGGTATACCTGTAATAGAACAAATTAAAATAAGTATTAATGATAGGGCATATACGGGATTTAAAACCCCTATAAATCATGGTTTAGATGTTGGTGATAAAATTAAAATGTATAATTTTCAGGACCCTACGGGCAATCTTGTACTAAGTGCTAGAACTATTAGTGTTTTTTCACTGGGGAATCAAGTAAATGACGATAAAGAAAGGATTTTTGTTGTGGATATTGATCCAACGGAAATAGTTGCAGATGTTGGTATTAGCACAATTAAAAGAACTGTTATTGGTGTAGAATCAGAATATTATGTAAGATCATTTTCCGCTTTAACTACAAATGAAATAGATTATGATTTATACCCAGCAGCTTTTGGTAAAAATTATTTTAATGATCAAGTTGCGGCATTCTATTTTAAAAACGATATTGACATTAAAAATATTAGGGATAATTTAGGTAGACCACTTAGTGAGATATACTTAACAATTATTAAACAAGGTGAAGAACTTGACCCCACTAATTATAATCACATGTATTGGATAAACCAACAAAGTGGGTTAACACCCCCACTAAATACTCAATTTTGGACATCAATAGCTGGGGGTTATATTACTGAAAAAGTTAAAAATGGTAACTATAACATAAGGGCTTTTAGTGATAATGCCTTTCCACAAAATTATTATACGGGTATTGATATTGGCGCAACAACATACGATGCAGATATTGTAGAATATAATAGTAATACATTACTTGAGAAAAAATTAGAGGATGTTTATCATAGGATTAATACTGTTTACAGAGAAAACTTATTATCTACCCCCAACACCCCTATTTCAGGAAGTAATCTTACTGAAGGATATATTTATATGCCACATAAAAAAATGCAGATTAGGGAGTATTCAGATTTTATTGAAGAGGGTGATACTATAAATACTGTAGGTATACCCGATTACTCAACGTCAAAATATTCAGCGAGTACACAATCTTTGGCTACCGGACCAATAGAACCCATACCATTAAGTAAAGTATCTAGACAATTTAAGTGGAGGGATTTGTTAGATATTGGTTTTATAGATAGTAATGGATTTGGAGTGGATTACCCATTTGAAAGTGGTGCACATTATCTAAATATTGACACTAGATTTTATCTACAACGTCAAGACCCACCTTGTAAAGTGGAATATAAAACAAAGGTAACTTCGTATAGTAAATCAAACTTCCCTCCGGATTTTATAGGCGTTTTATCATCCCCTACTTTTTACCAAAGTCAGATCACAAATTCATCCGTTCTGGGTCAATCTTCATTAGGGTCAGATTGGTTCGATATCATAACAAGCCCCAACTACGCAGGGGGGTTAAAAATAGAAATGGTGATTGCAACAATAAAATTTTCGGGTATATATAAATTAGGAGATAGATATACCCCTGGAGGGTGCATAGATTTTTCTATTATTAACCAAAAAACTATAGATGATGAATGTTAATAAATATAAAATACCATTAAGGGATATTAATGTATCCGGCACTTCTGTAAATATACCGATATCGTTATCATTTACCCCTGTCGATAATTCTGAATTAATTGAAACAAAATTTATAGAGGATGAGGTAATAAAATCAATAAACCCTATAGTTGACTATAAAAAAGTAAGGTTTCTTCCTGCCGATGATAATTGGGATTTAATTAGAAAATTAAAAATTAATCTTAATTTTTTTATTAATTTTTATGGTAATATTACCCCTTTTCCTTATGATTATTCAGAGTATGCAAATTTAAATACTAATGGTGGGTATGGTGCAGGATATTATAGTGATATTGGGGCATCATTCGATGATTTATTTTGTAGAACTAGAAGAGTAATGAATAGTTTTTTAAGGTTTAATTTTTTTGATAGTAATATTCCCAGTGAAAATAATTTTTTATTTTTCAACGACATTTTTACTCAGATAGGTTCAGACCAAAAAAATGAATTTAATTTTGTTTTACCAGCAGAAGAATGCCCAATTAACTATTATTTAGGTGATTCATTATTAGAACCAGAAATGATACATGAGGGGTTCTATATGTATTGGTTTAAGGATTTGGTGGACAACGCACTAAATCAAGAATTAGAAATTTATATGACTGCAACATATAACAACTCAATAAATGGAGAATCTGTTGGTTTATACACCACCCAATCAGATCTTCAAGACCCCCCTGAGGCAATAGATTTAAATGGACCTAATGGATTAAATTATTTAAAGGTTATATTAAAAAATGACAATGGAATATATAAATACAGATTCAGTGGGAGTACGGATCAAATACTTATCAATGGCGGTGGTGTGGATGTTAACCCACCCCTTAATAATGATACACCAGAAATAACATTTTGGCAAATAGCACCTAATATAGGAGAGAATTAATGGATTTAATTAAACGAAAACGATCAATAGAGAACTACATTATTAGATATGTTCCAGAAAGGTTACAAGATGATCTAGAATTAGATATTAATGCACCAGATTATTTTTATGGTAAAATCCCTAATTTTAAGGTAGATAGTAATTGGGAGTATATGAAAGATAGTAATGGTAATGACATCCCGAACACTGTCGATATTGATATATTTTTAACTCAGGATTTTGATGATATGGGAATTTTTACGGATGCAGTATTTAAATATTTAAAACCATATCTAACCGCATTACAAACCCCAACTAATTTAGGACCTTTTAATTCATTTATATATGGAAGATTCCCATCGGCTCCTTTGTCATTTTATATCCCACCCATTAAACCAGTAAATGGTACAAGTGATGATGGAAATTTAAGGTCTGTAGAGTCGTATAAAAAGGTTTCATCTACAAATGCCCCGATATATAATCCAGGGTTAAATTTATCAGAAGATATTACTATTAGGTTTGATGGGGTAACCGCTGAAGATACAGTTGTGAATGCAGATGTTACATATATTTTAGGGGGTGATTTAGACACATTCGGAAATTACATACCAAACACTGGGGTACGTTTTATAACTTTTAAAAATGAATATATTAACACTGAAGATCAAGAAGGTAATCCTATTAGGTATAAAAGAACAAATTTTTATAGTCCAGTGGGAGGAATTAATAATAATAATGTAGTATTATCCGCATTAACCAAACAAGAAGAATATTCTGGTATAGTATTTAAGCCAGAAGTTGAGAGCGAAGTATTTATATATAGAGGTGTAGAAAATATTTTTGAAAAACATGCAATGTTATCCGAAATAAAAACTACTGACGATATAGATAATAATAGAGGTGGATATTTACGAACATAAAAAACAAAGAAAATGGCAACAGGAAATTATGGAACAGTAAGACCGGCAGATGTAGCGGTTGAGGACGTAGAAATACTATATAGTTATAGTCAAAACAGGGGGAGTACAGGAAATGTCGACCTAATTAGTTTAGACCCAACACAAGTATTAATACCAGCAAATAACCCCAATAATTCGCAAGAAATATTAGGTGGTATGTACACATTAAAATTACCCACAAGTGATTTCACCGCAAAAGGGTTTTATAGTATTATAATTAGACCTAAACAAATAAGAACGGTTATTGAAGATTGTGGTATTTTATCAGCTAGTCCAGATATCGTAGGTTGTATTTTTAATTATGATGATTCTAATATAAGTCAACCAGATAAGGTTAAATTTGAAAATGGTAATCTTGTTGGATATAGAATAGAATACCTATCAACCAGTGCTGATGTTGCACAAGATAAAATACAGAACCTATATAGAATTGTTACATCTAATAATAGAGCTTTAGCTGTTAACCAAAATTTAAATAATAACTCAGATAAAAAATTAACGTACTCTTTTGATGATAGTTCATCATTAATTTTTTGTACATTAACACCCTCCTCAGCACCTTCCGTTAAACCAAACGCATTACCATATATCGGTACCCCAGGACAGGAGGTTATAATAACCAATACCTTCTTTAACCCAATTATGGTTGAGGTTGAAATGGTTGAATATGACGATGAAACATTGGCATACGCACTCTACTCTAACCAAACTAAATCACTAGACGATGGCGTATATACAATATATAACTTTAATAATGACATATATAAACAATACACCTTATTTGAGGTTAAAGATCAATTTACTGGAAAACCATTGTATGAAGTAAGAGAGCAATTAACTTTACCCGATTTTACTAAGGAATTTGATGACATAACTGATTTTTAAATTTTAAATGGCGAACAATAATAGTAATAAGGTTAAAGTTACTGGTTATGCTAAAAGAACATTTTTTAATAGCAATATTGAATATAGGGATTTTAGTGATGACTTAGTTGGGTTGCAACTTACAAGCGAAGGTGGTACCCCCCTATTTACTATGGGTAATTTTAAAATTACCACAAACTTATCACCAAAGGTTAATAAATATTATAATCAAGGTACGTATTCTTTTTTCTACACTTTAGACAATTTAAGTAGTTTAATTGAAAGTATAAACATACAGAAGAGTCAAAAAGCACAATTAAATTTAAACCTTACAGACCCATTAAGTTATGTTTGGTATGGATCATCATCGGAATTAATTAGAATATCGTTAGAAAACCTTAAAAACCAATTTCCTGCAGCTATTTATGTAGATAATAAAGTTGGTAGTATCACAGGTAATAATATTACGAATTTTAGTTATGACTTAGTAAGGGATGAGTCAACATTTACAGTTAATAGTAGATATTTTGTTAACCCTTTTAGTGTAAAATATACTACTGACTCATCAATTATCGGAACAGAGGAGCAGATTAATCCACTAAGAAATTTAACACTAAAATATAAAAGTTATATTATTGAACATAATGGTATTAGTAAACCCATAATAGCGTTTAGTGGTTCACAACAAACTACAAATTCAGAAGTTATAATTACCGTAAAGGGAAATCCGTTTCCTGAAATTACAGGTTTAAATATTTCACAATATTCATTTTTAAATCCATTGTTTCAAGGATCAATACAATATTTTATTAAACCCAACATAACAAAGCAAGATGAGTTTTTTGCGTCATTAAATGATTTACAGACCAACCTATTACGTAGAGGAACGTTACCAAAATATACTAGTACCTTTAGTGTTCCAGAAATAACTGATGAGGGTGTTACAGTATACACTCAAAAAACATTAACATTCCCAATCTTAACTGATGGTTATAACCTAAACTTTTTTGATGGGATTTATATTACTTATTTAGATGAATTAACTAAAATAGGTGGAGATTTAGATGAAACAAGAACAGATATAATGAAGCGACAATATGTTGCAGATGTAATAACTGGTTTTGATACTATTCCTAGGGGAGATGGGGATAACCTAGTATTAGATGGTGCTAAAGCAACTAAATTAATAAGATTATATGGGGTTGCTTTTGATCAAGTTAAAAAATACATTAATGGTATTAAATTTGCACATGTTGTAACTTATGGAAAAGAAGATAATACTCCGGATTCCTTAGTTAAGGACTTAGCGGATATGCTAGGGCTATACACCCAATTTGGTAGTACCAGACAAGGTAGAATTGTAACACCATTTCTTTCTAATTTAAATTTAGAACAAGTAGATATAATATTATTTAGGAGATTAATCTTAAATGTTGCTTGGATGTGGAAAAGTAAGGGGGCAAGAAAAGCAATTGAGTTTTTATTTAGGTTCATTGGGGCACCCGAACTATTAGTAACATTTGATGAGCATATAGTTATTGCAGATAAACCGTTAGATATATCAAAGATTAAAAAACTATTATATCTTTATACGGGATCTTCAGATATAAGTAACTTACCTTTTGATAAGGACGGTTTCCCATCACCATTAAAAGATGGGGCAATTACTATTGTGGGATACACTTCAACGATAACATCCGGTGCGTCAGGAACAACAACAAGCGCATTTTCTCCGATTTATGATAGTATGTGGTTTCAGAAAGCTGGTGGTTGGTATAGGGAAACCGGAGGTAGTAATTCTCAAATTGACATAAATACAGGTAATAACCCTCATGCTGGACCATACGATGGTGGGTCAGAATATTTACAACAATTTACAAAATGTCCGCTACCTGACTTTAATGAAAATATTGCAATTAATGTGACTGGTGCAACTATATATGAAAACCACTTTTTAAATTATAATCATGGATTTGTAAATGGGACTTCACCAGATTCTGAAATTTATATTACCCCAGTAGAAAGTACAAATAATCAGTTTATCGAAAACTGTGTGGATATTAATTTCAATATAGTTAATGCACCTAAACTTTCAGGAGGAACAAGCATTTATGCGTTATTATGTATTGAGGCGATGGAAGAATATGAGAGATGGTTGGAGTTAATAAAAGAAGATTGTGAATTAATATACTCCCCAGAATGGTATATTGTTAAACAAAATTATGAGGTTGCATCTACAAATTATAGTCAGGAGTTAGTAACCGCTCAATGCGATGAAAACCAGTCCTTAGAGGTTTGTATTGATTTTAAAGATATAGAAATAATAGAAAATCCGTGCGATAACTACGTAGCACAATATCTAGATAATGGGTTCATAATTTTTCTTAATGGAGATGGTGTAGAAGTGACGTTTGATGAATTCCCGCAATGTTGTGTTGCTGCTGGTGGACAATTTTTTAGTTATATAAATAATTCGGGCCGAGAAGTTTATTTTTGTGCGTATGAAAGCCCCTGTATTGGCGAGCCAATTGGTGTTACAGATGAAAATGTAATTCTATGGGACATCGGCAATACAAATACATTGCCAGAGATGTATGAGGTTAATGGAAATTGTTATCAGCAAGTATCGGATGTTCAAGGTGCATGGATCAACTGGGAAGATAATAAGTGCACTGCCAACATTAACGGATACACAAACACCCCAGACATTACAGGATATAATGATATTACTAATATAAATCTTTTTTTACAAAATAACCCAAGTGCTAACGAAATTAACAATTGCTTCACACAGATAGATTGTGGATTATATCAGACGGTTGAGAGCACTCCCGAATGTTGTGTTTATAATGGGTTTATCCCCCAGATTGTTGTTAATGATTTGAATGATTATCTTATTGTGTGTGTTTCAGCAGATACCGCAGAAACACCAAATGGTGGTAAGCGAAAAATAAGTGAAGGAGGAATTACATTACCCACAGTTAAAGGGTATAATGAATATATACCAAACTCTAACCTAAATGCAACCCCTAAAGATAGTAATAGTATATCCACACTTGTTAATTACGAAAATGGGGTATACACTAAAGGTTTAGTCGACCCATCTAATAAAGTAAGTACCGATTTTGGGTCGAATAAATCCAATCCGGAGTTAATGGATTGTGCATCTTGGCAAGTGGGAGAAATTGATCAATATGGGAGAATATCATTAAAACCTATTTATCCTGTGGATAGTACCGAAAGATTAGACTGGTTAGATACTGTGGAGACTGGTGCTGACCTTTATAGGGAATGTTGTATATCTAAAGGGTATACCTATGGTACATTTATTATTAACCAATTTACACAACAATTAATCTTAGTCGGTGATGATCCAGTCAACCAACCAACATGGAATGCTTGTGTGGATACTAATTTTATCCCTTGTACAGAGATTAAAGATTTAAAGTTGATTTTGGGTAGTAATGGTTTAGGTGGATTCTATTTACCAGAAACAGATCAACATGGTTGTGATTGTGAATTAAATATTAGGTTTGATTATATGATAAAATATAACCCTACATCTTTAATTGAGTGTGCAGATTGTAAAGGTTGTGAATGTGATACCACTGGTGTGGGAACACCCCTTAATGTAACTAATTTAGGGTCACCCCTATTGGTAACAAATGAGATATCAACAGATGTAATAGATGTGACAGATATAGTAGGTACCCCACCTGATGATACAATAAGTGATGTGGGTCATTTTTTACCGGATACGACAAACAATATATCTAACATACCTTGTTTACCCACTATTTTTCATGATCAAAGCTTAGAAAGTCTATGGTGTCCTGATTTTATAGTATTTGTTAGTTCTGAAGAAGAAAGTGATTTATTATTAAATAATTTTAATGGTAATACCGATTCAGATATAATAGTGTGGGAAGAAGAGGTTATACAATTAAATCCACCAGTAGAATGTTGTGAAGTGTTAGGTGGGACAGTGGTAGAATTATATGGTAAAGAATCATCATATAAAGAATTATGGAAAAGGAAGTGGGCTGAGATAATGCAGGATATTACCAACAATACCCCACCTATAGGTGTAGACCCAACAATTATTGGTAATATTAACACTTATAATAATATTTTAACATATATAAAAGATATAAATGATGGTAGTTGCTTTGATATAGTAGAAACTGAAATCTCTTTTTATCCTGTATGTGATAATGCTATATTCAACCTAACCCCCGGCGGGCAAATTATTGATGGGGATTATAATTACATAACAACTAAGACTATATGTGCATTATTTCCACCAGATGATTGTATGTATTGGTCGGGTATATTATTTAATTTTAGGGCACAATTAAATCAAGCAATTGAAATACAAGGAATATTAGAGGATTGTGTGGATAGTATATCGGGACCTAAATCCACATCTACAATTGATAGAGAATTAATTGATGTACAGGTAGAAATATCGGAAACAAGTTTTACTAATAAAAAATTAATAGACGACTCCCAGAATAAAATATTGGAACAACAAGATATTATTGATGGTGTTAATAAAGAATTAACCGACATTAATAATAGAAAAACCGCAATCAACAGCACTCAAAGTAAACAATTTGCACCAGTAGAATGTGGGGTGTACCAACAACAAATTAATATCCTTAATGGGTTCGATGTAAACCAGTATTGTAAAACTAATTCAACTACAACTACACCAGAACAAGAGTTTAATATGTATAATAATTGTGTTGAGGAGAAAACTTCAGAAATAAATACCGAAAAAGATGTTTATGAAAAATTAATAACTCAATGTAACATAGCTAACGAATCTAATACTTTACTTAACCAAGCAAAATCTGATGGTAACACTGAAAAGGAATCTCTATACACTAAACAATATAATGACGCATTAGAGAGTATAGATGATTTAACCATTTCAAGTAGTTGTGATATACCAGAATTAAATAGTAAATCTAATGTAGAACAACAACAAGAAAATAATATAGTTGATAATATTAAGATAGTATCTAACATATTAGATGTTGACCCAGAAACTTTAAGAAGTGGTCCAAATGTAACAATAACTGAGACACAAAATTTAACATTAAACATAACTAAGGTTAGAGACGCTTCGAATATAACTGGACTTACTAATAAAAAAACAGAATCGGAAAAAGTAATTAAAAATATAATAGATGGTGAGAAAAAAATTACTGAACAAATAAATTTAAAATTAAGTAATTTAAACACTAAATTAGATGGGCTAAAAACTAAAAAGGGTGAAAGTTATCAGAAAAATGATACACTTATATGTTGTACCGAATTTTTAGGTCAAATTAATGTATTATTAGAAGATTTATATGAGTTAATTTCTGATATAGAATCATCAGCTCAGTTATGTTATGATAATTGGGGTGTTACAATACAAAGTAAATATGATACATTAATAAATGATTGTGACACATATTTAAGTTTTATTGATGATTTAAAAATAAATTTCACAATAGAGGTAGATAACAACAATATTGGTACAATACCCGCAAGCTTAACACATTATAATTTAACAACATTACCACTTACTAATAATATCAACCCAATATGGGAGTTTACACCCCAAAACTATAGCGGTGTCATAATTGAAGGTGATGAATATGATGAAGTTACCGTAATGAATCAAATAACCCAAGAATTAATTAGTAGTGGGTTTACTGGGTTAACTAATATATTTGAACCACAATGGCAAACATTAAATTTCAATATCCCTACATCTATTTGTGAGTCACTTAAAAAATGTTACCCTAACAAACAATTTTTTATTGGTATCGAAATTGAAAATTATGAATGTGATGTTTGTTTATTAATTGATAATATACAAGTCAATTTTAATGAATGTGATATTGTAACTCAAATTACTACAGAGTCTTGCCCAATGCCTGATTTAAAATGTATTGTAGATAATAGAAAATCTTGGGTATATTCAGATAAGGGTATTGAATATGTAAATGCGTTAAACGATGGTAGTTGTGTTGATGTAGAAATAAACTGTGAAGAAATTGCAGGTATTAATTCATCTTACAGTGCTATACTTAAAACACCACAAAATAGATTATGGCAAAATTTAGAATATAGGTATACTGAATATGATTTTGATCATTCTGATTTAATTATTAATACTAAATCAGCCGCATTTAAAATTGACCCAGCAAAAGCAATTGAATGTGATGTTTATAATTTCTGGAAAAATATAGAGTGTGATGATTGCCCTACTAGTTGTGATTTAAGTTGTTATATACTAACAGAAGATGAATTTTACATAGCAACAGAAGATGGTTGCACTTTATTAGTGTGGTGTGATAATGTAGGGGATTATATAAGTTATAATGGTGTGGTTAGGTCAGCAACTACCTCACCGTTAAGTGCATATACTTTAACATTAAGTGGTGATTGTGATAGTGAAAATTTTAGTTGTGAAACTTATACTACATTATTAGAAACAAAAGTTACAGAACTTAAAGATGAATATTATACATTATCTGGGGATTATAATGAATCATTAAATGCTACATACGCAGACCTCAAAGAAAAAGGTGGTGATATTACTAATTTTGGTATTACTAGAAATAATTGTGGTAGTGATACGGTAATTATTGGTAATTATAAGGATGTAAATGAGTTGTTTGGTTTATTGGTAGAAGATCCTGATGGTTTATTATCTTTTAGTGAGATTTATATATATGATGATACTACACCATATACTGGTGGTACATCTACTGAAATATTAAGTGGGTATACTGGTCAAACATTTAATCGTAGAGGTGGAATTACTGAAGAATGTTGCCAATCATTAAATTCTTTATTAAATGATACCGGTAAGTATGGAATGGGATTAGGCAAAAATTATGTTTGGAATGACACATTTAGTGCATGTACTTGGAGAGATTTAGATAATTGTCAAGGAGATTGTAGTTATACTGGACCAACTACTATAAACTCTACAACGGGTACAACCATTCTATCCACCCCATCCCTTCCAACAGTTGAACATACAATTTCTATCTCCTGTCTCAAATGCGATCCGGCAGGGTTTGCAGAGTATGCCTATACTAATAGTTTTGGTAATACAATCACTGGTGAGGTATTCATAAATACAACCACACCTACATTCTGTGCAGTATCTGGATCTTTAGTTATATATTCACTACCACCTACTGCTGTGTCTTCAATAATTACTGGTTTACCTTGCCCCGCAATAACACCCACATTAGGTGTCGACTACTATAATGTATGTGGTAATTGTTACGAATTTAGCGGTGATACCATAATTACGGGTACAACAGAAACTTCAGATGGTGAATTTATACCATTTACATCATCATGTACTGATTACATCGGTAGTGCAACTACTACGGATAGTGGTGAGTTTAATACGTGGATGATTAATAATTATTGTAATAGCGTATTTAACGATTGTTTTGAAAAAGTAATTTGTTGTGAAACAGAAAATGTTGATATATGCGTTAAACCGTTAGATTTATTAGATATTCCACCATCTAAAATACAAGTTAAACAAGTATTTGATGAGATGGTTAGGAGAAATTTAATAAATGCAACAAATAGACAAACTATTAGCGGATACCCAACCCTTAGACTATTTTACCATCTATATTTAGTGGCAAATAATTGTGGAAGTGAACTAACTGGTAGATTAACCTATAATAACCTATTCCAATTTATGGATCTTATAGGTGATTATTGGTTAGAATTATTAGAACAAGTTATACCAGCAACAACAATTATGGAAGGTTGTGATAATTCTGGTAAAGCGTATAGAAATACTATTTTCGATAATAATAAATTTGTGTATAAAAAATACGCTTTAAATTATACTAACTGTTGCCCAACTAAAGTATCCCCTACCGCTATTGGTTGTTCAGATGTAGATATTAAGGTCGAAGAATTATGTATAAATGGTGATTGTATGGGGCAAGAATTAGAAGCTTGTAACTCAGAACTACGATCATTAAACGATAAACTAGAGACAATTCAATCTGAGATAGATAGAATTAATGATACATTGAGTTTGCCAGTGGATAATACAGACATACCATGTACAATAACTGAAGATGAGATAACTAACTTAAATGTATTACTATCATATTATCAAGAACAACTTGTACAAGTTACCACTGAAATATTCAATAAAGAAAATGAATGTAGTGATATTCAGGCGAATTTAGAAATACAAATTGCTGAAATGGATGCTCAGTTAGCTAATTGTGATACATTCAGTGACCAAATTCAAAATGCGGAAGAAGAATTATTACTTCTTGAAGTTGATACATTCCCATATACCTCAAAAGTAAATTATATTAAAGAACTAACTGAAAAATATGAAAAATGTGTTAGGTTAGCCTCTACACATATTACAAATTATGATACGGTATTTATTACCCAAACATATAATACAAATGAATATGAGGGAAATGTTACAGTTTATGGTGATGATGAATGGAATGAAAATCAAGAATTAATACGGGATATCGATTGTGAAGAAGTAGTTTCAGATCCAGATGTGGGATGTGGTAGAGACTGTGAATTTTCAGTAGAATCTTGTCCATCCTCATCACAAGATTTTGATCAAACAGAAGGATATAGTTCGTGGAAAGACTTAGGGAATATTGATTGTAATTGTTCTGGTGCAACATTTGCAACCACCACAGTAAACAATGTGGCACCAGCACCTTTTGCAGGTGACATACAAACTTGGGGTTATGGGTTTAACATACCATTAGGGGCAGAAATTAGGGGTGTAATAGTTTCTATTAAAAGAAAACAAGATGTTAATACTGATTGTATATTCTCCGATGAAAGTGTTGAGCTAATGTATGCAGGAAACACCGTTGGAGTTCCTAATATAACACAACAGGGCGTACCGTGGGACACTAATTGGGAAACTGTATATTATGGTGGTGCTACAGATCTGTGGTCAAATAATTGGACACCGAGTCAAATAAATGATTCCACATTTGGTGTGAGATATTTACCACAAGTAAGCGCCCCTACTGGGGGTGTTAATATTGGGTACTTAGATTGTATTACGGTAGCTGTTAAATATTTTTATGATGAAAATACAAATTAAAATACTATTTATAAATAAATGGCAAAACAAGTAAAAATAAATAATCCTTTTAGTGTTAGTGGTAGCATTGTAATTTCCAATGACGGTATATTATCTACCGTACCAACAACTAGTGGTGTATATGGTGCTACTTCATTATCACCCTCAAACCTTACGCCTAATGCGATATATTTTCTAGAAAATTTATCACAAATTGATACTATAATACCATTAGAATTACCATTACCTATGGGTAATACTATATTTAATACTACCACACCGATAACAGTTTGTTTGTATGGGGACACCAACCCAAGAATATTTTCAAATAAAACAATACCATATATTGATAAAGGAAAATCATACGAAGGGTATTCATCCATTGCGGAGGTACCTAATTTTGGTAATTTACCTGTCAGTAATGAAAATATGTATACGACTATTGGTAGATCAGATATTAATTCTTTTGATTTACCCCAAATTTCCCCTAGAGGAATGAGAAAGATACCATTAACATCTGGTGATACAGTATGTTGTAGTAGTGGATATACATATGATAGAATTAATTATAATTGGTTATTCGGTAATAATGCGGGTATAACATTTAACCCTATCCAAAGTGGTGCAACACCCACACCATTAAGTGGGTCTATGATATCACAAGAAGGTGTTGCATCAATATCAAATCAAAACGGTAAACTATTATTTTATACAAATGGGGAAACAGTATACACTAGTGGACATACAGTTATGAGTAACGGTACTGGGTTATCCAGTTCTGGTACATCTACACAATCATGTATAATCGTTCCTAAACCAGAATCTAATATATATTACATATTTACAACGGATTTTAATGGTAATCCAGATGGGTTTGAATATTCTATTGTAGATATGAGTTTACAAGGTGGTTCAGGTCAAGTAGGTGGTAAAAACATAAAATTAATAAATGGACCTGTTTCAGAAAAGGTTACTGCGTGTAACCATAGTAATTGTGATGATTTTTGGGTTATAACACATACAAGTGGGGATTCATCATATTACACATATAAGTTATCTTCCGGTGGTATTTCAGTTGGACCTGTCACCAATATAGGTAGTATACATAATACTGCTAGAGGGTATATGAAAACTTCTATAGATGGTAAAAAACTAATTAGTTTATTATATGATGAAGATACTATAGATATTTTAGATTTTGAGTCATCGGCAGGTACATTAAGTAATTTAATTACAATAACTGGCTACACATTTGATGTTGGACCATATGGGTTGGAGTTCTCTTCAGATTCATCTAAATTTTATGTTTCTGATGGGGCAGGGGAAAATATAACACAGTTTGACCTTACATATACATCTGCTACGGATATGGTAAATTATGCTATAGAAGTTGCATCAGTTTCGGGTGGTAGTTTAGGTGCACTACAGATGGGTCCAGATGAAAAGATTTACGTGGCAGATAAATCTACATATCTTTCATGTTTAGATGGGTTCACTCTGGTGGGTGAAAATTGTGTATCAACCACTGCATCAACCACAGTAAGTGCTGAAACCATAGTTAAAGCTGTCACCAACTTTAATTATAATAAATTCGGTGCAAGGTTTTGTATCGCAGGATCATATACAACATGTGGAAGTGGGGCACCCGCATCTAATTTTTTTAATACAGGAAACTCTGATCCGTTTTGGGGTACTAATTTAGGGATTGATGGTAGATTAAACGAAATAGGTGTTTGGGTTAATGAACCACCGGCTATTGAAGATGAATGGATAGGTTTTTCTAATTGTGTTACCGCACCAACAGATGGTCAATATTTAATCGCGTTGGCTGGTGATAATGGTATTAGATTTTCATTAGACGGTGTACAACTGGTGGAAAACCCTTGGGATGGTACTATCACTGCGAACAATAATTTTAATTACTGGTGGGTTTGGCCATTAGATTTAACCGCTGGTGAACACGTTATTAATTTAGAAGGTTACGATGATGGTGGTGCCGCAGCTTTTGGTTGTGAAATCATCGGTCCTTACCCATCTGGAACGTTTACAACAAATACAGATTTTAATATTTTCACTGGTACAACTGGAAAGGATTCATACACCGCAAACACTATTTTCTCAAGTTTGGATGAAATTGGTAATACCTTTGATACACAGTCTAATACATGTCCTAGTGGATACACGTATGATGTTTGTACAGATCAATGTATAAAAGTTGAATCTGCCGCAACAATATCAGAAAAACCTTATTTACATGTAATACATAGACCAGATGGTTTAGGTGTACAATGTAATTTCCAAGAGAATGGGTTTAATTTAAGTAGTAGTACAGTTACTGGGACATCATCCACATGGGGATTACCGAATATTATAACCACTAAAAGTCTATCATGTGATAGATATATGTATATATCCGATAGGGATAGACCTTCTTTCGAGTTTGATTTTGTTTTTAATGATGTGTCAAATGTGATACAACCAAAAAAGTTAGATTATATAGGTAAATTATATGCGTATAATCAAGAAACTAAAGAATTTGGTGCTAACATTTTAAATATTAATATTCTACATAATGATTTATCTGCGAGGAATACATCTAATGTGGTAGTCCCAATAAATATATTAGATGAGGGTGAGTATATTGTGAAAAACTATTTTAATTATCCAGTATTAACCTTAATCAGTAACCAATTAGATATTAATAGGTCAACTTTTCCTAATTTTCAAAGAGGTAGTGAATATGGGTTATATAACCCAGAATTAGATTGGTATTTCTTAAATATGTTTAAGGCAGATATCCCCATTATAAATAATAATGATATTGATACCGGTAATATAAATAATTTAAAGGTTGTTAGTATTGTTACTGATGGAATAACATCAAGATATTATGGTTTTAACACTAATAGTGACTATTTAGTGTCATTAAACGGTGGTGTATTAGCAAAGGGTATTCAGTATAGTGCGTCTACTGGTTCAACACAATACCTACAATTATCATTTACCCCATTAATTAATCAAATAATAACAATTGCATATGTTGAAAATGGTGCAAATGGTGACATATATACTGATTTTTATGAAATAATAAGTCCAATACCTAGTGGACCCATAAATGGTCAAAGTAATACCGATAAAGTATATTTTAATACTACAACTAATAGATCTGAATTTTATATGGATACTGCACCTAATACTATACCTATATTAGTTGTAAATGGTAATGTATTGTCATACGGTATTGATTATTTATTATCTAGTAGTAATAATAAGAGAATAATAGTGTTGGGTAATGGTGTTGACCCATCATTTGTAGTTGGCGACATAATAGAGGTATTTTATTCACCAACAAGTATAGTATTCGGCACAATAGGTGGGGGAATATCGACAATAAGTTGGTCAATTAATAACCCACCAAAAGTAGGTTATGGTGGTGAATTTACCATTGAGTTTACGAATTTTAGTGATATTAATTATGATACAATATTGTATTCTACTAAGGTTAGTCATATTATTGATCAACGATCATACGCCAAAAGTGTTGAATTAACAGGTGTATCAGTAGGTACTAAAATTAGGTATAGAATTAAAAATAAAAAAACATACGAATCAATAAGTGGTAAAATTTTATCTGATGAGTCAGTTAGTGAGTCTTATTTGGCTCAGGTCAACACTGCTTTTGATGAGATGTATTAAAATTAAAAATAAGAATAATGCAATTAAAAATTGGTGATAATATTTACATTGTGCATATTTATAATAAAATAATAGATAGTAATGAGTTATATAGATAAACAGAGTACCGCATTAGTTAGGGTTAAACTAACAGATATAGGTAGAGAGCAATTAGCTAAAGGTCAATTAACGTTCACATCATGGCTTGCAGGTGATTCTGAAGTAGACTATGGGTATGTAAATGGTTGGAAACAATTTGTCCCTAGTAGTAATGCCGCAACAGGAGAATTTCTCTTTTATGGTGGGGATGATTCATTAACAAGAAATATTTATTCTAAGGTATTAAGACCTAAAGATAAACAACCATTTTTTACGTCATTTTTAACCGATAATACATCACCAGTGGCAAATTTTATAATACCACTTAACACACAAAGTAGTGTGCAACTAATAAAGGGTGTTGTTAGTAATGAGGCAGATGATAGAGGGTTTTTCTCTGGATCTACAGTAGATGTTGGTTTATCTGCAGTAACTACTACTGATTTTATAAAAGAAAAAGGTACAATTGACCTTTCATTATTTACTGGTGAAATCGATACAACACCATATATACAAGGTGTTATATCAGGGTTAACATTAACCGCAACTAGTACAGATGATTTTATAATGTTTAGGTTTTCTAACCCAACGCTTGGTAACGTATCTGGAGATACAATGACTGCCGCAACGATTAATCAATTTTATAATATTACAGAGATAAGTGGTAGCACTATCAAAGTAGATAGGGAATTACCAACACTAAGCGGATATTCAGGTACAGTGATAACATACTATACTTTCCCAGGAGGAGATGATCCAACGAATGACTATTATGGTGCACCATCAACAGTTGCGTATTGGGACACTGGGACATTAGCGTTTGATAGTAATTGTGATATTTGTGTTGAAAATATTCCTGTGTGGAATATGAATAATGTTTGGTCAGAAAATATGGCAGGACAATGGAATGAACCTATTAATAATTATCATAATCATACATTATTTGGGTCGGAGCAATATGCAGGTACCAAACAATTTTTAGGTTATAATAACATACCAAGTGTTAGTATAACTAATAAACAATCAGCTAATAGTTATATTGACCCATTTAAAAAGGGTATTTCCATTATACACTATACTAATGGTTGTATATCCACCTTCTATGGGGAAATGTTTAATATTGATGGTGCAACTGGTAAATTACTTAATTTGGATATACCTGTTATGTGGCATCGAAGAAATGATGTCGGTACCGGTAGTGGTACAACATTAGGTATGAGGTTTACATCTGATACCGTTAAGAAAACAATAAATAATGCAGAAGCAGGTGCAACAGATATAGAATATTACGATTTAATAGAGTTTAGTGGTATGTCTGTAACACCATCAACACCACTAGCGGTGGGAAAAGTATTCCCAAACCTTAAAATTGTGGTTATAGATAATGAAGAATTATTGGCGGCAATGTCATATAAATCTAATAGAAATTATAGTTTACCTGATTTATCTGCTAGTTTCATTAACCCAGTAGCTGGTGAGTGTAATGGGGTTGTTAAACCCGGTGAAAGTTTATATTTAACTTATACGTTAAAACTTACAGGGTCAACAGGGTATACACCGACATTACCTTGTCAAAGGTATAGTGTGATAGATAACACAACTATTGGTGATAAAGATGTACAATTTGCGATTAACAATATTGATCAATTACCATACATGAGAAAAACTGAAAATGCGGGATATGATGGTTATGGGTTTTATGCGGATCAATTTGTGTTATTAGCTCAGGTTATAGATAAAAATATTACTAGCCGACCATATCCAGATCAATGGAGAGAAATAGATTTTACATCTACTAATATTACTGGTGGTGCTGGTGAAACAATTGACCCATTATTATTACAAAATCAAAATTCAAACAACACTGGATTTATACTAACTAAATCTCAATATACTGCAGCAACCACCTTTGATTTAGGAACGGAGATAGATTTAGCTAGAGGGTTAAATTATGGTAAATTGAATTTTGGTGATGAGAGATTGTTTTATGGTAATTTAAGGACACATATAGGAGCAACTATCTATAAAACATTATTTCTTGTTAATGTTGATGGTGCAGTAATGGGAAAAAGTACTAACCCAACATTTTCAGTAGGAAGTGATAGGTGGGTAAGTGAGATAGGGATATTAGATAATAATAGTAATCTAGTTTTAGTTGGTAAACTTTCTAGACCAATAAGAATAGCGGATAGCACTACGGCATCTATTGAATTAACAATAGATTTTTAAAAATTGAAAAATGGGATTTATTAATACAGCAACTACTATAACACTAACCGCAAAACTTACTAATATAGGTAGGAAAAGGTTATTAAATGAAAATAATAACATTCTTTCACATTTTATTTTAGGTGATTCAGATGCCAATTATCAAACGAGCGCAACGTTACCATCCGGTAAGATACCAACAGATAGTGGAAGTTTAGGTGTCGGTGGTGATGAATCAGTAGTTAAAAGTAAATTATATGTTAATAACACGTCAACTACAAAAAAATCGGTAAAGTCACAGTCAAACATAATATATACGTCAATTAATAATGTTGGTCAATATGTTGCGGCAGCTAGTAACTTAACATATGTAGTTTTAGATAAAAATAGTACATCCACAGATGTTACAAATTTATTTAAAAGTTTAAATTTACCAATATTAGAAATAAATAAATCAACCTTTACTGCTACTACTTCCCAAAATGGTGGATGGTTAGATACTGCGTTTAGTGGTTTAGCTACTAATCAGGTATTACTTTCAGTTATTGATAATAGCCAATACGGTGAATTAATTGATGGGAAATCTATTAAAAGTAGTTTACCTATAGGGACTGGATTCACAACTGGTGGAGATGTTACGGGGTTTACTGATTACACTTTTTATTCTACATTTGTGAATAGTGGTCAATTTAGTAACGTACAATACGATGATAAATATAAAGATGATAGTGTGTTTACTCAGGGGTTATTTGGGTCTGGGGTTAATGTTGCATATATGGTTTCAGATGACATACAAAAACCGAATAATGATGTAAATAATAGTTGGGCAACAGGATATAATAGTTATAAACCATATAGTCTTGGTAACAAAAAACTTTTAAATACAAAAACAGTTGCGACTACTAGTGTGGTAGCAGACAAAGTTGCGGGTATTGCTTATTTAGATAAGGGGTTAATAGTTTATACTGATCCTGATGTAATAAGTAACGTATTAACTAATTTTTCTGGTGCTAGTGCATCCACAAATACCGTAACTAATAGTTTAGGGTTATATTATTATACTGCAGTAACTTATAATACTATAGTTGATAGTAATAATACTGATTTAATACAAAATATTATATGTGAAGCAGATAGGGGTGAATTTTATCGATCACAAAATGAGACTATTGATAATAATGATACAGTAAGAATTAGTGAAATTGCTATTACTGATCAAGCAGGTGTTGTTTTAGCGTATGTTAAACCAGATCGACAAATAGTAAAATTAAAGAATGATTTGTTAGTTTTTAACATACAAATTGTAATTTAAAATAAAGTTTTTAATAAAAGAAATAAAAGTTTTTAAGTATGGGTAGAATTTTAGGGCTAGATGTGTCCACCAAGACTATTGGAATTGCATTATTTGAGGATAATGAACAAAGTGGTAAATTACAATTATTAACCCATATTACACCTAAAGTCAAACCAAAACCAAATGACCATATTGAATTATTAATAAAAAAAGTTCAGATATTTGAATCTGAGTTTTTAGAAAAATATAGCGATATTGATATTACGCGAGTTTTTATTGAAGAACCATTATTGAGGTCAAATAATGTTAATACTGTTGCTACACTATTAAGGTTTAATGGTATGATATGTAAATCAGTATACGAGGTATTAAATGTTATTCCAGAATTTATATCATCATATGACGCTAGAAAATATGCATTTCCAGACCTTATGGGTATAAGGAAAACTAAGAAAAATGGTGAAACGTATAACGAAAAAGAAATAAGTAAGAAATCTCCAGTATTGTTCGGAGGGTATCCTTATGATATTGATAAGAAAAGAGTTATATGGGAAAAAGTGAACGAAAAGGAACCACAAATAGTATGGTTATATAATAAATACCAGAAACTATCCAAAGAAAATTTTGATATGACAGATGCTTATAGTTGTGTAATCGGGGCTATGAGAAAAAATGGTCAATGGAAGTAAAAATTGTATTTTAGAAAAAAAAATACTATATTTGCTATGTGTCAGAATTAGTTGTGGAAATATTAGAAGATTTTTTAGGTAAATCACGTAAACATTACGAGGGGAAATCCCAGATTTCATTCGACTGTCCAGAATGTTCATTAGAGAAAGATATGCCCGATGGTGATGGAAAAGGGAATCTTGAGGTAAATTATAATTATGGTGTGTATAAATGTTGGGCATGTTCAGATATTAACCATACCCATGGTACAATTAATAAATTAATAAGGAAATATGGGAATAATAAACATTTTAAACGATATAAATTATTAATCCCCGAAGTTAAATTTAATCACCATGATGATAAACAACATACTATAGATGGGTTACCTAAAGAGTTTACACCATTATCTTTGGTTAGGGATAATGAAGATTATTATACCGCAATAAAATATTTAAAAAAACGTAATATTAATATTGATTTAATAAAGAAATATAATATTGGGTATGCAGGTATTGGTGATTATAGTAAAAGAATTATTTTCCCATCTTATGATGAGTCAGGTGAAATAAACTACTATTTGGGTAGAAGTTATGATAAGTATAACAAACTTAAATATAAAAACCCTGAAGTGTCAAAAATGGACATCATATTTAATGAGGGTAAAATTAATTGGGATTCTAACGTTTATTTAGTAGAGGGTGTTTTTGACCACATCTCAATACCGAACAGTGTACCGATGCTGGGTAAAGTATTAAATGATGTTTTATATAAAAAACTTATAGAAAAATCAGAAGCTAAAGTTATAATTGTTTTAGATTATGACGCTAAGAAAGATGCTATTAACTTATATAGGAGATTAAATAGTACTAGATTACGTAATAGAGTATTAATTGTAGATATGCCAAAGGGATTTGATATTGCAGATGTCCACCAAAAATTAGGTAGTAAAGGGGTTATAAAATTATTAACTACTGCGAGAAAAATTAAGGAAAGTTTACTATGATGGTCCCATTCCATACTCATCATCTTCTGGACCTTCGGAATCGGTTTTCCAATACTCTAAGTCCTCCTCTATAGTTTCTTCTTTGGATGTAACTTCTTTAAACAGTATATCTCTATCATTACATTCAATTACTTCTTGTTCGGAACCATCAGGGTCTAACCAACCGTTATATAATAAAGAGGTGGCTTGAGATTTACTATAGGTTTCTACATTATAGTAATTAGTTATTCTTATATCACACCATTCATCCTCCACTATCTTAAATGTGGTTAGTTTTGGGGTAATGGGTTTAACAGATTCCCCTAATTTATCAAATTCTCCACCGGTAGCGTAATAATTCTTCATAAATGATGCAAATAAATAATCTCTTTCATCTTGATCTTTATACCCATAGGTTTTATGTAACATCCCATCTACCCACTCTACTATTGCCGGATCATCTTCCATATAGTTAGGATCAAACCCCTTGGATTGTATAAATTTATTTAACTGTTTAAATAAAGATATTAGATACTTTATTCTATATTTTTCTTCTATATTCATTTAACACCTTTTTAATAATATTTTTATTTTCTAACAAGCTATCATCCACATGTTGTGGGTTCCAATGGATATTTATATCGGAATCATAGACATCCATATCTTCCCCAATCTCTACCTCACCCACCTTCATTGTAGTAAAATGTGACTTTCCCACATAAAAATCTGCAGAAGCTCCTCCTTCTGCCATGTCAGATTCACCTCCCCATACATCAAAAGATATCACCCTAACGGCAGAAACATCTTGATAATACTCCACTTCATATAGTTTCATTTCGGGTACCACAACCTCTTCAATTGACGACCAATCCATTTTATTCCTACTAGTACTTGATATTTCATTAACAATATCCCAATTATACTGATAAAGGGATGCAACATACATAGATTCTTTTTTACTTAATCCGTAGATTTTTTTAATCTCGAATAGTTCAAACATATCCCCATCGGTTTCGGTACTAAATTGCTCCCCTTTTAATAGATTCTCTAAAGTTGTTAGTATGTGAACTTCTAAATTATTAAAAGGTTGAGTATCCCCTGGGTTCCTTATTAGTGTTTTTTTAGCCAAAATATTTGATTTTTATAAAATTATTTTTTATCTTTGTTATTAATAAATATATTAAAAATGGATATAATTAAAGAATTGATGGTATTTAATCATATAAAATATTATGATGAGCCACACATATACTATATTAATGGTAAGAAGACAATATCTTGTACGGGATTACTACATAAATTTACTACTGATTTTGAAGATGGTATAAATAAACCAGATAAGTGGGCGGAAAAACAAGGTCATATTTATACCCCTAAAAGTATGGCGGATAAATATGCTCATAAACAAAACTATTACCCAATGGATGGTGACCCTTATGATAGACCAGATTATGAAAAACCAAAACCCGTAGAGGAATGGGTTACAGAAGAAGACATAGATAAGTTATGGAAATATAAAAACCATCACGCCACTTATGAGG